GTGTTGCCGAAGCCGCACAAGATTGCGGCGGGCGAGACGGTCGCTTATCTCGGTGAATATCAACGACTGGCAGAGGCGCGTGCACACCACACGCTACCACCCAAATTGGGTGAGCGCCCATTGTTGCACGTCGAGGTATTTACCGGCGACGATCTGAGCGCATATCTTGCACGTAGTCGTGTGCGTGCCCCGCAACTCGATCCAAAGGCGCGCCGGTTGCTGCTGATCTCGAAAGGCGCAAAGCTTGTGCAGCCCTCGGTAGCCGACACTTCGATTGCTGCTGGTGCAGTCGTTAAGGCTACTGCGGATTCGCCTGCTTCCGGCCCATGGGTCAAGGTGGTGTTTGTAAATCCTGCGGGCCATCCGGTCGCTGGCCAACCGGCGCGCTGGATCCTTCGCTCCGATCTACAGGTGAGTGGTGCACGCCAGGCTTGGAGAGAATTCCCATTAAATGTCCAGTCGGCAGGTGGCAATGCTGCCGCTTGGACGCGCGTGGTATATACGCCCTCGACGCAGTCGTGCGCCGAAACCGATAATAAAACCTGGTACGCAGTCAGCATTGCCGATGAGAACAACGTCCAAGTAGACGGTTGGGTTTGCGATTACGCTCACCCATTGGTGGAGCTGAAGAGTTCGTGGGACTGGCCTGGATTTGACGTCGTGAATCTCGACGCCTCGGTGTCGGATATGTTTCAACGAGCATTATTCATCGCAGATAGTGGAACACCTGACGAAGTCGCAGTTTTCGAAGACTCATTCAACGCCATCCGCTCAGACGACACCATTAAAAAGCTCGAGGACGCGATTGATTGCCAGAAACAAAAAGACGGCAAGATAAGCGCGCAAGAACTTAAATTGGCATTAAGAAAGCCATGGCTCGCGGATCGAATCGATCACTTGATTGTGAAGTATGAGAGTGAATGGGGTGGCGAAATGAGTAAATGGGATGCGCTCGATTCGCATATGCACGCAGGCTTGCCGGTTTGGCAAGCGGAGAAGAAACGAATTGACGCTCTGCGGTACTGGAGCGGGGCGGCGGCAGTGTTGCCGTCCAGTACAACTATATTTCATCTTCATCCGATCGGATTGATAGGCAACTTTCGCACCGGTTTTCAGTTTACCGTGGCAATGTTGCAGCACATCTTTCCAAGCGCGAGTGTGGCAACATTGCAGTCTGTTATCGATGAATTGAATCCTCACATTGAGTTATTTAAACTCGACAAGCCACTTCGACGCGAGCATTTTTTTGCGCAGATACGACGCGAGTCGGGACCTTCCCTGACAGTTCACGATGGAGAAAGTCTGAACTATCCGCCTGATCGTTTAAAGTTGAAGTTTAGCTATTTCGCTAAGTATCCTGACGAAGCCGATTTGTATGGACGTACGGCTCAACATCCCGCTGATCAGGAGGCCATCGCCAATCGCGCCTATGAACACCGCGGCGACAATGGCCCTGCCGCGAGTGGAGATGGGTGGAAGTTCCGTGGCAGAGGTTTGATCCAGACCACGGGACGCAGGCAATACAGGCTCTTCAGTGAGTGGCACCAAAAAAATGCCAGCAACTGGCCGAGCGACGCAGACCTAGATTTTCTGGTGAGTTACACCTTGCTCGGTGAAATCAAGTATGCGGTGCGATCGGCAGCGGCGTATTGGATCAACAACGGCATGTATACCACTGCGGATCACGGCGCGACCGAGGACGATGTTGACAAAATCACTCGTGCTATCAATCCGGGATTGTTCGCGCACAAACCTGGTCAACCGATCAACGCAGAAAACATGGCCGACATCATTGATCGGCGGAACAATTTTTCTTCTATTCATACGTGGGGAGGTTTGCAGTGATGCGTATAGCAGGAATCTTTATGGCTGGGCTGGTGTCGCTCTCCCACTATGGCGCTGCTCAAGCACAGGGGGTGCAGAGCGAGTCCGTCCAGGATGAGAAGACACTGTGTAGCGAAGACGAAGATGTGTACTTCAGTTGTCCGCTTGAGAATGGGAAAACGATCTCTGTTTGTGCCAAGGGCAATACCAGCCCCAATCAGGGCTACGTACAGTATCGTTACGGTACGTGGACAGATACCTTCCCGTTTCCTGACAAAAGCATTGCCCCCACCAAAGTTTTGGGAATCACAGATGTGTCAGAGGGGAGCATCCGAGGTCTGCACCTGAAATTCTTCAAAGGACTGTACACGTATGTAGTGTCCTCTGTCCCGCCGGGCGGTGTGTACGTATCGAAAAACGGCAAAATCATATTCGACAAGATATGCCAAGCTTCTCAGTACAAGAGTTTTTCGAACAAGGTATTTGATGGCATCAATCAGTCGCCAGTGTTAGAGCTCGACATGCACTGACCACCGCTCGTATTGGCCTTTCGGATTTCGAAAAATGATTATGCTTGGAGAGCGCCTACGGAAGGCTCACCAGTCCAGTGCAAGCATATGTATCGTTGCAGAATGAATGGATCTGAGCAGCTTCAGACTGTTGTGCTCGAACCTGAACACGTCGGACCTCTACAAATTTTTTGCGTCTGAAAAACGATAACGACTAAGTCGAGAAAGAACTGTGTTCGAGGGGAGTGCCAATCGCGCAAAAAAGTAATGCATTGGTCGTGCAACTCGATGAAGCCTTGGCGTCGCCTGAGACCGTCAAGGCGAATTCCTCGGTGAGGACGTGTTGGGCGCCTTGCGAGACAAATGTCGGGCTAATCGTACGATCACTTGGTGGTTAAGTACGAAAGCGGAGGGGCGTGAAGATGAGCAAGCAGGATGCGTGTGAAGGGGCGCTTAAGCCTCCGTCGGGCCCGAGCATTTATCACTCGCATCCGTTTGGTTGGTCGGGAATTTGTTAGTGCCAGTGTGTGCGCGTGCGTTTGTTTTTTGCCGGTTCAGTGCGCGCGCTTTCACCACACGAAGACGGATTTTGGCATGGTGGCCGATTCCCTAGGCAACGTCCTGCATTGAAAGCAATGTGAACGAAAGGAACGTTAAGTGAAACGGCTGCAATCTCCATTGGGGCGCGCAACGGTATTGGACCAGGATGTGAACTATCCTGGAGCCACGTCGAGAAGCTTGAAAGCGTCGCTTGATCGTTTTTTTAAGGCCAATCCGGCCGCATCAAAAAATCCTGCGGAATGGGGAGGCAACAGGGCGGCATACGAAACCAGCATCCTGCAGGATTATGGGCCATCTCGCTCTATGGCAAAGGTCAACGGTCTGATGGTCTCGCCGACACGATATGCCGCCTTGGTCAAAGATTTGGGGATGCCATCTTGAATGCTATGAATTTTAAATTTACCGAATCAATTAAGATGCACAATCAAATCAACTTGTTTGCCGATCGCATTCGGCGTACTTGCAATATGAGCGTGATCCTCGGATTGTTTGCCGCCGGTGCAACTGGACCAGCGCTCGCCTCTGATTCCACATCCGAATTCCGCTTTATATTGCCCAACGGTGCCTCCATCGTATATAGCAAAGCCTCGTATCCGCAGGCTGCGTTGGAGGGGCGTGCATGGCAACACGCGGTATTTCACCTTGCGAACGGTGTTACATTCAGTCTCCTACCGCGAGCCGGGGAGTCGGAGCAGAGTGACTCGATCATGGAGCCGCCGAGCGCAAGTTTGATCGCGCCATCGGGTCGATATGTAGTCGTTGGAAGAATTGAAACGGGCTCTCTCTCAACCGGGCCGGATCAACCCAGCACTTCGCTGAGCCGAGAATATTGCTCCGCGATTGAAATCAAAACCGGTTGCATTACCGCTGATCAGACGGGCGAGATTTGCGGTGTAGGTTGGCGAGCGAAGCAGCCGGAACAGTGGGGCAGTGATTTCCAAACCAGCCAGATGCTGAAAGACGACCGCCCCAGCGCACGTGACACACAGCACGACATCGATGCTGGCCAGCCGGTTCGTTTGCTGATGCGTGAGAATTTCGGCGCTGACAATTTGTTGCGCTGCGATCCGCCGGTGCCGGAAAATCGCGAAGCCTATCAAAAGATTTCAGCTGCCCTCCATGCTTCGGGCGAGCAATTCGCCGCGGATTTGATCGACACGGCGCTTTCCAAGACAAATGCGACATCGGTGTCTCCAGTCAATAGTAATAAAGGATCCGCTGCAGCCAATATATCGGCGGCGCGTGCCACGCTATATTCCGCGCCGAAGGAAGCCAGTGCGACCCGTGCCTATCTAATTAAAAATGACAAGGTGACAATATTGCAGCAGTCACCTATCGGCTGGGCGTACGTGGACTACGTCAACGCTTCTGGTAAGCATCTGCTTCGATGGATCAAAGCCGAAGACGTTGCCATCACACCATGACGTGATAGGTGGCGAGAAACTGGTTGCGACTTCTTAGGATGTGGCTCGCTCTGGATCTCGCCGTATTTCTCGCCGTATTACGATTTGACCGTCGTTGGGCACTCGCGTATACGCCAAATGTGGACAGCGTTGTAGCTGAACATACTAGGCTTACACCAGCGTCACTGTGGCTGCGCCATCCGCTTACCTGCGCGAATGGCTGCGTTAGCGAAATCGTGATGGAGAATCGGCTGTGATTAAGAAAATATACTTGATATTCTTGTGTTGCTTTATTTCTGATGCTGGTGCTTTAGCTGAATCCAAAGAAAACAAGATTGTTGGTGATTTTGAGGATGTTGGGAAACCTGGTTATATTCGCTCGGAATTAGTATCTGATGGTATAGATATTCAGTATTATTCTTCTTCGTTGCGAAAGACGCTCACGTATCACGTCGAAAATTTTGATGAGTGCAGCATGATGGGCGTGTATGTAATTCCTCGTGCTAAATTATTGGTCATTGATGGAAGTTGCTCGGGGCGCGGAGGGCAAATATATCGTTACATTTATGAGTGGAATAAAGGGTATAAAAATTGGTGTTTAATTAGGCAGGTAGGCGGAGAAAAATCTGATGTTGCTTCGGGAGCCGTGGTGCCAAAGGAAGATGTGTTACGAGTGAGCGGCTGCGCTCCCATAGGGAAGGTCGATGGGCTGACATACGAATCAAAAAATCAAGTGAAAAGTGAGATTCTTGATGAAATGAAGAATTTTGAAAGAGCTAGTCAAACAAGGTCGTCGCTCGAAGAATATATTTCTGATATTCCGGATTTTCGAGTGGCGGAGCTTGCGGGGAATATTGATGCGACTAATGTTAAGGATGTTAATAATTTGGCTTTTTTTCTTGGAAAATATAGGCGATCTGGTGATGCGGTAGAAATTCTGCAGTCGTTGGTAAGAAAGTTTCCAGATCGAACCGTGGCTCGGTTGAATTTGGCGGATGCCTACTGGGATATCGACGTTAAGGATTTGGCTATTCCGCAGTATCAAGAATATAATCGCCAAATGAATGAAAAAGGTCTGTCTGCAAAAATTCCTCCTCGATCGTTGGATAGAGTGAAATAGGTTTGGGGAGTCATTGTTGGCATGCACAGCGCTCGTATTGGTGCGGCAATCGCCATCGCCTTGTTGCTGACTGGTGTTGCTGCCAAACCAGCAGGTTCCGCCGCGCCATCGACAAAGCTCCGGTTTACCTTGCCTGGCGGAGCAGCGATTTTCTATATAGAGGCCTTAAATCCCCAAGCACCGTTGTCCCAGCGTTCGTGGCAGCGGGCCATATTCTATTCCCCGAACGGCGCGAGATTCGGCTCACTGGTGAGATATGCTGAGCGCGTCGGCAAACAGGGCAACCTGCGCAGTAGGGGGATCGGACGAGTTTGATGCTGAACTGAAGGACGACCCTTCGTCGGCAAGCCGGTTGTCGCGTTTGATCAGGTCTGGTCAGCCGCCGGGGTCAATAATCAAGGCCGATTCATGTAATTACGATGGATGGGGTGCCGACGGGATAGAGTATGAGTCTAGTATTTTTCAGGACTACGGCAACTCTAGAACTATTGTGGCAGTCAATGGGAAATCGGTTGCTTCGGATCGATATGAAAACTTATTTAGTTCGGAAGTGTCGCATTTTATCGATGCATCGTTTATTGCGCGCCGCCGTGTTGGCTTTCGTGACATTGTTCTTTGCTGATGCTGTCACTTCATCGGCGCTTGGTTCGCCAGCGTCGAGCACACTTAAAATTTTCCTGCCAAACGGGGCATCAATTGTATATAGCGATCCCTTGACCGCAGGAAGCCAATTTTCCGATCCACTGTGGGGTAGAGAGGTATTTCATTTTCCTGATGATTCATCTTTTAATATAATTCCGATAAATAATGACTCGATCGGGTTTTCTCAAACCTGGGCTGCGAGTAGAGAGGATGTTTCTCCTTCCGGTCAATTTGTTTTGATCGGGAGGTTTGAGGTGGGTGCCGTGGATAGTGGTGTGTCGGGCGCCAATTCAGCCACCCAGTACTGTTCTGTACTGGAAATCCCCTCGGGGTGTGTCTATGAAGATCAAGCCGGTGAAATATGCGGGGCAGGTTGGAAGCGCGATCATCCGGCCCAGTGGGGGGACGAGGAGGAGTCGAAGGTAATGTTGAAAAATAGTCGACCGTCTGCCAAGAAGTTAATTGAATTTATCAATTCCGGGCGGCCTGAAAAGAGCTTGCTTGACTCCGATATTTTTGCTGCTGAAAATCTAATGCGTTGCGATCCGTTATCTCTTGATAATCACGAAGCCTATCAAGAAATTGCGGCGGCACTCCATGCTTCGGGCGCACAATTTGCTGCACACTCGATCGACACAGCGCTTTCCAAGATGCATGCAACATCGGCGCCGCCAGTCAATAATAATAAGATATTAAATGTAGTCTATATCTCGGTGCCGCGTGCCACGCTGTATTTTGAGCCGAACGAAGCCAGCGCGGCCCCTGCTTATCTGATTAAAAATGACAGGGTGATAGTATTGCAGCAGTCGCCTATCGGCTGGGCTTATGTGGACTACATCAATTCCTCCGGAAGCCACTTGCTTCGATGGATCAAAGCCGACGACCTTGCGATTAAACCCTGATATGAGAAGCGCCATGTTTGATACTTGGTAAGCACTGAATCATGCCGCCGAGCCGCTGCGGAGATGTCGGCGCCAACAGGTCGGACATAAGTCGATGTGCAAATCGCGTGATAGCCATTGATGCCAGCGAGCGAATGATAAGCATGAGAAATAGATTTCTTGTAGTTATCTACACAGCCCTGATGCTCGCCTCGGCGAAGGTGTTTGCCGATGGCGATATGACTCTATCGGCAAAGCAGGTTCGCCCCGGCTGTTCCGTTGTCGTACACAAGGAATATCCGTCCGGAGTCGATCCAAACATCAACTCGGCCGCGTTTGATCAGCAACTGCGCTGGAAGTGTGACGGTGCCCCGACAGTCAAGATCGGGACGATCGAGGCACAAGGTAGTGGGCCGGAAATCGTCACGGTCTTCTATCGACCCAATGAGGTCCTTGTCTTGGCGCGCTGGCGTTCAGATGCAGCCAGCGCGGATTTCCACGGCGACTTCTATCAGGTCAGTGCATTTCGTCTTGAGGAGGTCGGCAAGCAGGCTAGGTTCAAGGCGGTGCTGGCCGTCACCAAGGCGTTTGGCGATGGCTACGATGGCTTGCTTGATGGAAGACGTGTCACGTTTCCCTACAAGAATGCTGCATCGATCCGTACACGCTTGAGAGCACTCGGTCTGTGATTGGATCACGATGCCCCAACGATGCGCGCGTGGTCGCACGACCCGCGCGCATCGTCATTTCCCGATCCCGCCTACTGCAAACTCCCCCAACGCGCCACGGCCGGCTCCGCCGAAGCCCAGGTCCAGGCACCACCCTGCGGCGCCTCGCAGGCACTGGCGATATACCAATCCGCCTTGTCGCCATCCTTCACCGAGAACGCGAATTCCTTGCACAGCGCCAACGGCGTCGAGAACGCGCGCGTCACGCGCACCTCGCCCTCGCCGTTGTCGATCGGGATGCGGTTCTTGACCTTCCACGGCGCTACCTGACCCACCGCGAGCCCGCCCGCGGTGCTGGCGATCACATCCTGCTGGCCCGCCTGGAACGCCTTCATGGTGCGATTGACGGCTTCGTCGGTAGCGGCCTGCACGGCGATGCCCACGCCGATGCCGATCGCCGGATTGGCGGTGACGAGGCCGGTGGCCGCACCCGCCAGCGCGCCGCTGGCCGCTCCCGCCGAGCCGCAGCCGGGCAGCGTCGCGACGCCCGCCGCGAGCGCGCAGACGATCGCGACGGTGCGCAGCGCGATCATTGCAGCGCTCCCCAGCGGCCGGTGGCCGGCTCGGCCGAAGCCCACTTCCATTTCGGTCCGTCGCGGCAGATGGTGGCGACATAGAACGACGCGCCGCTCGGGACAGCGGCCGGCGCCGATGCCGCTACAGCCCCGGAAGCCGCCGCTGCCGACGATGCGCCGGCTGCCGCCGCGGCCGCCTTCTTCGCATCGCTGTCGACCGAGAACACGATCTCCTTGCAGTCGAGCGGGCCCACGCTGATCAAGCGGCTGACGGTCACGCGGCCGAACTCGTCGTCCTCGATCGGCATCGTGTGATGGGTGGACCAGCGCGCCACGCCGCCCACCTCGAGCGGGCCGGCCGCGTCGGCGATCTGGCCTTGCGAATAGGTGTGCGCGACACGCTGCGTGTACTGCACGCCGGCGCGCGCGGCGGCCACCACGCCCAGGCCGATGCCGGTCGCCACCGCCGCATTGTTGGTCACCTTGGCGGCCACGGCCGCGCCGGCGATACCCGCGCCGGCGGTGGCACCTTCGCTGTAGAGGGAGTTGCAGCCGGAGAGCAGCGTCGACAGCAGCGCCGCGCTGGCGAGCGCCAGGCTCGCCGCGCGACGTGCCGGCCGCCCGGGCCTTGCAGTGCGTGAATTCATGCTGGATGCGGTCCTGTCTGGTAACCGCCGCGCCCGCTCCTGACGGCGCGGCACCGGCCGCCATTGTGGTGCAGATATCCGACCCGAATTGCAAAAGATGGATAAACGTTTGCGGCGCCGATCGGCGCACAGTGTCATACAAAAGCGTCGGCGAGGGTCGCATCGTTACAAATTGAAGGTAATTGTTACCTTCGCAGGGATCGGGCCAGCCTACACTCGTTTGTCACTGACTGTTTCCACGGCACGCCGCACAGCTCAATGAGACACCCTGCCATGCGCCGCACGCGGCGCAACCCCCGACCGCAACACGACGAAGGCGCGAGCCGCCCCGCCGTGCCCACCGGGCCGTCTTCTCCCGCGCCCACCGGCGCCGTGCCCGAGGCACCTGCCGACGGCGATCACAACCAGGGTGGCGCGCGCGCCGAAGGGATCGACTACCAGCGCGATCTGGGCTCCGAACAGGACGCCTGAACGCTTCATCTCTCACATCGACCTTGCCTTGGGCGACGGCGTGTTACTTGCGCGCCTGCGCCGCGCTTGGCCGTCCAGTCGGCATGCGAGATCGAGAAGCGAACATCGCGCCGTCGCGCCGGGCACAGCACCTGCTCGCGACATCAGGCATCGGCGTGTGTTCTTGCGCCGTCCCCATCAAGCACAGGAGGTCAAGCCGTATGAGCAGATTGATCGTGGTTTCGAATCGCGTGGCAGCCGGCCAGGATACGCGTCCCTCGGCAGGTGGTCTCGCCGTGGGCGTGCTCGACGCGCTGCGGCAATCGGGCGGCGTCTGGTTCGGCTGGAACGGCGAGATCGTCGGCGAGGCGGGCGAGCCTGTGATCGAGCGCGAAGGCAGCGTGACCTACGCGACGGTCGGCCTGGCGCGCCGCGACTACGACCAGTACTACCGGGGTTTCTCGAACGCGACGCTGTGGCCGGTGTTCCACTACCGCATGGATCTCGCGCGCTTCGATCGCCAGGAGTACGAAGGCTATCTGCGCGTCAATCGCACCCTGGCCAAGCAACTGAGCAAGCTGGTCGAGCCCGACGACATCATCTGGGTCCACGACTACCACCTGCTGCCCTTCGCGCATGCGCTGCGCGAGCTGGGCGTGCGCAACCCGATCGGCTTCTTCCTGCACATCCCGTTCCCCGCGCCCGAGGTGCTGCGCACGGTGCCGCCGCACGACGAACTGGTGCGCTTCATGGCCGCCTACGACGTGGTCGGCTTCCAGACCGAATCGGACAAGCAGTCCTTCGTCGATTATCTCGAGCGGCGCGGGATCGGCTCCGCCTCCGAGGACGGGGTGCTGCACGTGCATGGCCGGGTGGTGAAGGTCGGTGCCTATCCGATCGGCGTCTATCCCGATGCGATCGCCGAGGCCGCGGTCCAGCATGCGCAGCGCAAGCCGGTGGCCGCGCTGCGCGATGCGATCCGCGACCGCAAGCTGGTGATGAGCGTGGATCGCCTCGATTACTCGAAGGGGCTGGTGGAGCGCTTCCAGGCCTTCGAGCGCTTGCTGTCGAACGCCTCGGGCTGGCAGGGGCGCGTGTCCTTCGTGCAGGTCGCGCCGCCGACCCGCTCGGACGTGCAGACCTACCAGCGCATCCGCCAGACGCTCGAACGCGAGGCGGGCCGCATCAACGGCCGATTCGCGCAGCTCGACTGGACGCCGATCCAGTACCTGAACCGCAAGTACGAACGCAACCTGCTGATGGCGCTGTTCCGGCATGCCCACGTCGGTTATGTCACGCCGCTGCGCGACGGCATGAACCTGGTGGCCAAGGAATACGTCGCTTCGCAGAACCCGGAGGATCCGGGCGTGCTGGTGCTGTCCGAGTTCGCCGGCGCGGCGGCCGAGCTGCCGGGCGCGCTGATCGTCAACCCGGCCGATCTCTCGCAGATGGCCGATGCGCTGGAGCGCGCGTTGTCGATGCCGCTCGGCGAGCGGCGCGAGCGGCACGGCAGCAATTTCGCCGCGCTCAAGCGCAACGACCTGGGCGTGTGGCGCGATTCCTTCCTGTCTGACCTGCGCAGCGTCGCGACGGCCGCCTCGATCACGCGGCGCGTGGGCCGGCGCGTGGCCGATGCGTGACGCATCGAGCCGATAAGGCCAATGCTGCATGAAGCGACGACGGCACCGCGAGGTGTCGTCGTTTTTTACATGGAGAGGGAAGAAAGGCTCGGCCCGCGAACCGTCTCGAGATCAAGCCGTTTGCGCGGGCGGCGTCGCGCCGAGCCGCAGCAGGCTCACGCAGGCCGCGATCGCCGCGAACACGGTGGCCACGTAAAGCGCGAGGGTCGGCCCGTGCTGCGGCGCGACGCTGAAGATCAGCGCGACGATCGCCGCGCCCAGCGTCTGCCCGGTCAGCCGCGCGGTGCCGAGCATGCCGCTGGCGCCGCCGCTGCGATGGCGTGGCGCCGAGGACAGGATGGTGCGATTGTTGGGGGACTGGAACAGCCCGAAACCGGCACCGCACAGCGCCATGCGCCAGACGATGTCGAGCGGCGCCGGATGCGAGCCCAGCGTCGCCAGCGCGAGCAGCCCGGCGGCGAACAGGCCCAGGCCGATGCCGCCCAGCATGCCGGCCGAATAGCGATCCGAGAGCACGCCGGCCAGCGGCGCGGCCACCATGATCACAAGTGGCCAGGGCGTCATGTAGAGCCCGGTTTCCACCTGCGAGAGCCCGAGCGTGTGCTGCAGCCAGAACGGCAGCGCGACGAACGCAAGCATCTGCGAGGTGAAGGAGGCGATCGAGGTGCCGATCGACAGCGCGAAGATCGGGATGCGCAGCAGGTCGACCGGCAGCAGCGGCGCCGGCTGGCTCAGCTGGCGCCGCACGAACACGTAGCCGAGCCCCACCGCGCCGATCGCGCCGGCTGCCACCAGCGCATGGTTCTGGCTGTGGCCGAGCCCGTCGACGGTGATGATCACCAGGCCGAACACGCAGGCGTTCAGCACTGCGCTGAGATAGTCGTAGGGCGCGTCGTGGCCGTGGTTCGGCGGCAGCGCGTGCAGGCCGACCGCCACCGCGGCGATGCCGATCGGCACGTTGATCGCGAACAGCCAGGGCCAGTGCGCCACCGCGAGCACGGCCGAGGCCACGGTCGGCCCGACCGCCGAGGCCAGCGCCACCACCATCGCGTTGAGCGCGACGCCGCGGCCGAGCAGGCGCGTGGGATAGGTCATGCGCACCAGGGCGGTGTTGACGCTCATGATGCCGGCCGCGCCGAAGCCTTGGATCACGCGCAAGGCGGCCAGCGAAGCCAGCGAGTCGGCCAGCGCGCAGCCCAGCGAGGCCACCGTGAACAGCATCAGGCCGCCCAGGTAGACGCGCCGGTAGCCGATCCGGTCGCCGAGCGCGGCCAGCGGCAGCAGGGAGATGGTGATGGCGAGCTGGTAGGCGTTGACGACCCAGATCGAGGCGGCGTCGCTGGCTTGAAGATCGCGCGCGATGGTCGGCAGGGCGACGTTGGCGATCGCGCTGTCGAGTACCGCCAGCGTGATGCCGAGCGCGACGCAGACGATCGCCCAGTAGCGTTGAGGAAGGGGCAGGCCGTTATCTTCGGCGTTCATGGCGTGTCTTGGCACGAGGCGGCTGTGCCTTCGTGGCACGGCCGCCGGTCGATCGGTTGCGGGCGCAACCGGTTCGCAGTTCTCGGACGCGGTGGCGCGGGATGGGTGCCGTCTCTCGGCGGCACGCGGCTGGCGGCGGCATCGGCCCGATGCCGCCGTCGGGAACAGCGGGCTTACTTGAGTGCGTAGAGGCCGGTATAGCTGGCCGAGGCGATCTCGTTCAGGTGGATCATGAAGCGCGCGATCGCGTTGGTGGTGTCGGGCGTGATCGGCAGGCTGTCCACCTTCAGCGCGTGCACGCGGAAGATGTAGCGATGGGGCTTGTCGCCTCGCGGCGGCGCGGCACCGCCGAAACCCTCGTCGCCGTAGTCGTTGCGAACCTGCACGGTGCCGGCCGGCAATTGCGCGCCGCCGGGGGCGCCCGCGCCGGTGGGCAGGCTGGTGGTGCCGACCGGCAGGTTCACGGCCACCCAGTGCCAGAAGCCACTGCCGGTGGGCGCGTCGGGATCGTAGACGGTGACGGCCAGGCTTTTCGCCTCGGCCGGCACACCTTCCCAGCTCAGCGCCGGCGAGAGGTTGTCGCCGTCGACGCCGAAACCTTCGTGCCGGTACTCCTGGGCTTTCGGCATCAAGCCGTTTTCGGGAAATGCGTCGGTGCGCAGCCGGAATTCGGCCATGGGCGTCTCCAGGATGTCGAGTTGGACCAGGCGCGTCGCCGTGCTGGCGGCAGGCACCGCCATGCCGACGCGAACCGGGCGAGTGTATCACCGGCATGGCGAATGCGACGTGTCGCCGGGGCGCTCCATGCCGACTGGTTCAGCCCTCGAAATCGAGCCCGCCCAGCAGGATCAGCGGCTCGCTCTGCGTGCGCGAGCCGAAGTCGATGCCGCGCGCGTCCTCCCAGTTCGGCAGCTTGCGCGAGAGTGCGTCGAGATAGTGCGCAAAGCGCGTGCCGTCGTCGGCGCCGACCAACTGCTCGATCTCGTCGGTATCCCAGGTCATGGTGAGGTTGAGCGGGAATGGGTAACCGTGCAGGCCGTGCAGATGCTCGTGGGAGGTGTTGACGATATCGACGTGGGTCGGGTGGCCGTGCCCGCCATAGGGACGTACCGTGGCGGCGACGTGCGGGCCGAGCAGGGCCGTGATGCGTTCGGCGATGCGCGGCGCGAATTCGGCGTCGAACCGATGTGCGATGTCGGGGTTCATGGCGGCGCCTCGGGGCTCGAAAGGGATCGAATATCTCGAAAATGCTAGCACGCGACCCCAAGCCGCGCCTCACCTGGCATGGCACAGGCTTACGCGGCGGTCTCGCCTGGTTTACAGGCGTAATCCGGCGTTACCACTTGCTGCACCTGTTACGGCCGAGCCGTCCCAGAATGGTCTCCATCACGTACCACCTTGAGTGGAGAGCAACATGATCAACAAGAAAATTGTCGCGGTGCTGGTGACTGCCGGTGCGCTCGTCGTCGCGGGCCCGGCTTCCGCCCATGGGCGTTGGCACGGTGGGCATGGCGGCGGCGGTGGCGCCGTGGTCGGCGCGCTGATCGGCGGCGCGGTGCTGGGCGCGATCGTCTCGTCGGCGCTGGCGCCGGCTCCCGCCTATGCCGCGCCGGCCTACGCGGCTCCGGTCTACCAGGAACCGGCTTATCAGCCGGCCCAGTATCAATACCAGCAGGCTTATGCCGGCCCGCCCCCGGGCACCTGCTTCGATCGCTACCGCAATGTCTATGTGGCTTGCGGTCCGCAGCCGGCGCCGGGCTACTACCAGCAGCCGGGTTGGTAAGCCGCTGAACGGCACGAGACGGCGCGCGTCCTGCAGGGCGTCGCGGGTCTTCATTCAGTAGCGGGGAATACGCAGCGCCCGCTCCGGGTTTCCGGGGCGGGCGCTGCTTCGTTGGCGGGGCGGTGATCGCCCGTCGAGCAGGCGCCGCCGGATACGAGATCGGCCGGCAAGGCCGGCCGATTCACTGATACATCTGGTTGCAATTTGCGCGCGCCGACCTCAGTGGCCGTGGCCGCCGCCACCGCCGTGGCCACCGCCGCCTCCGCCGCTCCAACCGTTGCCGCCCCGTCCGCCGCCGCCATGCCAGCCGCCGCCGTGCCAACCGCCGCCGTTGCCATGCCAGCCGCCGCCATTGCCGCGCCAGCCGTTGCCGCCGTGCCAGCCGCCGCGATCGTGCCAGCCATGGCCCCAGCGGTCGCCGCGATACCAACCGCCGCCGCCGCCCCAGACGTTGACCGTGCCGTAGACAGGCGCATAGCCGGGGCCATAGGCGTAGCCGTCGGTGTAGTAGGGATCCGAATATCCGTAGTAGCCGTCGGGGGCGGCGACGCAGCCTGCCAGGGCAGCCGCGATCCCGAGCGTTCCAAGCAGTCTCAGCATGTGGGTTCTCCAGGGTGCTGCTGGTTAGGAAAGGAACGACTTGGGCAAGTTCGGGACCAATTGTGTCAGGAGATTACAATCGCGTAAGTCCTGCCGCGCCGGTGTGTCACGCACCGGCATCGCGCGGCGGCGCGCATCCTGTTTCTGGTTACTTCCACCGTTCGATCAGGAGATCCGCATGCCTTGTCCGACCCGCTTGTCCATCGTCGCTGCCGCAGCACTCCTTGCCCTCGGCACGGCGCGTCTCGCCGTGGCGCAGGGCGAGGCACCCGCGCCCGCATCCGTTGCCGCGCCGGCCGCCGCCAACGTCGACCTGAAGGCTTATCCGGCGCCCGCGGCCGGCATGCAGCGCGCGGTGATCACGCTGCCGCCCGCCGAGCTCGAGGAGGACGTGCGCGTGCAGGTGATCGTCGGCAAGACCATGCCGGTCGACTGCAATATCCGCAGCTTTCCGGCCCGCCTGCAGCACGAGACCGTGTCCGGCTGGGGCTACCCCTACTATCGCGTGACCGATATCGGGCAGGTGGTCTCGACCATGAAGGCCTGCCCGCCCACCGCCGCGCCGCAGACCGAGTTCGTGATCGCGCAGGGCGACGGCTTCCTGCTGCGCTACAACAGCCGGCTGCCGGTGGTCGTGTATGCGCCGGTCGGCTACGAGGTGCGCTACCGGCTCTGGCAAGGCTCCAATGAGGTCGGGCGCGCGGTGGTGCGCTGAGCCTCGGCATCATCCCCCATCGCTGCCTTCAGTGCAGCGAGCAGTTCAGCCAGTTGCGGATGCGGATCGCGTCCGCGATATGGTCGCGCGGGCCGGGCGCGTCGAGCAGCACCACGTCGACGGGCCGCGCGCCGATCTGGTAGCGCATCACCACGCAGTGGCCGGCCTCGTTGATGAAGCCGGTTTTCTGCAGCGTGATGCGTCGATCCCCGCCGCGCACCAGCGCATTCGAATTCACATAGCTGAGCTGGCCGTGCCCCGGCCTCACGATCCGCGCGCGATCGGTGGAGAAGGCGCGGATCGTCGAATAGCGGTTCGCCGCCGCGACCAGGTGCGAGAGATCGCGCGCGGTCGAGACATTGCGCGGCGACAGCCCCGTGGCGTTGACGAAATGCGTGTTGCGCATGCCGAGCGCGCGCGCCTTGCGATTCATTGCCGCGACAAAGGCCGGGCGGCCGCCCGGGTAGTCGCGCGAGAGCGCGGCCGCCGCGCGGTTCTCCGACGACATCAGCGCGATATGCAGCATGTCGCGGCGCGACAGCGTCGAGCCCACCTTCAGGCGCGAGCCGGTGAACTTGATGGTGTCGCGGTCGGCGCCGGTGACGCTGATCCTGCGTGCGAGCGGTGCGTGGCGATCGAGCGAGACCACCGCCGTCATCAGCTTGGAGACCGAGGCGATCGGACGAATCTGACTCGCATTGCGTTCGAGCAGGACGGTGCCGGTGCGCTCGTCGACCACGTAGATCGCGCGTGAGCGCAGCAGGCGCTTGGTGGCTGGCGTGTAGCCGCAACTGGCCAGCAATTGCGGCCGGGCGCCGGCGCTGGCGGCGGCAGCGGCCTGGGCTGCGGCGGCGCGAGCGCTGGCCGTCGCGCGCGGGGCATGGCCCGGCGTCGGCAGCGGCTTGCGCTTCGGGTGGGTGCCGCGTGCGACGCGCTTGCGATGCAGCCGCTCATGCTGCGCGGCCACGGCCGGCTTGGGCGTGACGCGGCGGCGCGGCTTCTTGCGGATCGTCGTGTGCGCACGCGGCTTGTGCGCCTTGGCGCGTTTGGCATGCGGTGCCGGCTTGACGTGCCGCTTGTTCGGCTTGGCGATGCAGCGGCGGGCGTGGGCGCCATGGGCTGTCGTCGCGCAGGCGCGAGTGCCGGGCGTGGCCGATGCGGCCTTGGGCAGCAGCGACGCGGCTAACGTCATCAGGAGCAGGACGAGCAGGCGTCGCAAGGCGGGAAGACGAGGGGCAAGGCGGAAGATAGGCTGGCGAATCATGCGGAATACGGCGGTTGGGCGAGGGCGGACCGGGCTGGCCGCGTCGCGCGTATGACCGGCGCCGCGCGCGAAGATTCACACGCGATTCCTGCGCGGGGCAGGATCGCGGCGCTCAATCCCAGAAACTGCGAATCGTCACCGCGACGATCACGGGCACCGAGAACACCAGCGGGATCGCGAAATAGGGCGCCTCGCGATCGACGATGTAGCTGTGGATCACCCAGCCCGCGCCGATCAGGAAGGTCGTCACGCCGGCGACGATGGCGATCAGGTTCTGCGTCCGGGTGGACGGTCGGCGTTTGGGTTTGTCGGATTCGGTGGGCATCGTCGGCGACGGCGGGAACGAAGGGGCTGGCGCATCCAGGCGCGGCGGCCGGTCGCGCGACGCGCGACTCGACCATCATCGAACAAAGCGAGGCATCGCGCAAGGCGCGAGCCCCGCGCGGCGCGGGCTCAGGCGGCCGGATCGGCCTCGCCCGCCTCGACGCCGGCCGCGCCTTCGAGCAGGCGGCGCGTGGAGCGATACGACTGCAGCATCTGCTCCGGCCAGGGCGACTGCAGCATCACGGCCTCGTGGTTCTCGAAGGCCGAGGAGATCATCTGCGCCAGTTGCGGCGAGCGCAGGTGGCGCAGCAGCACCGTCAGCGCGATCGCGGTGGCCTGGCCGGCACCGGCGGTCTGCAGTTCGGCGGCGGTCAGCGCGGCGATTTGTTCGTTGACGTTCATATGGGACTCCATCCAGTGCGGTGTGACAGGGGCCGCGACGGGCGCGGCAAAGGCGGGATTTTCGCACGATCGCGGGGCAGGGGCGGGATGTGGCTGGCGGCGAGGCCCGGGCGGGCGGGTCGAGGCGATGCGATTTCGGGTTTATGCACAGGCGCCGTTGGTCGGGCCGCTGTGCATAAGTTGGCTGTGCGCGAGTCGCGGCTGGTTTCGTAAACGCATTGCCGGCTTCGCTAAACCCGCGGCGCGCGGTGGCGATTCGGGTGTAATGCCATGGCCCATATTCGACACAGGCCGCCATCATGGTGAGGACTTCCAGCAACATCACGCCGATCGCGCCGGCCGAGGTTTCGCGCAACGACAGCCACCCGCCGTCCAGCCCCAACCGGCAGGACCCCGGCGGTGCGGTGCGCCGGATTTCCACGGCGCACTTCGCCGGGATTCCGCAGAGTTTCTCGACACAGCGACAGCAAGCGGGGGCCGCGGGTTCGCGCCCGCGCAATCGCACCGCCTTGCCGGGCGGCGATAGCGCGGCGCATGCATCGGCCGGGCCGGATCCGCGCATCGCGCATTTCTTCGCGCAAGCCGCGCCGCCCCTGCCGATGCCGAGTGACGTGGCGATGCAGCAGGACATCCTGTCCACGCTCGGCCCACTCAGCGATTCCGAGTCGATGGCCGTGATGCATGCGCTTCAGCAGCATTCGGGGCTGCCGGAGGGCACGCATCCGGCGGTCGCGAAGGTGCACGCGGAAATGTTGAAGAAGATGACCCAGCAGATGCATCGGATCCTTGATGAGATGGTCAAGAATCTCGAGAAGGCGAAGGAGAAGGATATCGACAAGGAGTAGGGGGCAACTCCGCGCTCGCGCTTTACAAATCGCTTGGTTTTCTCTAGTTTTCGTTAGCGGTTAGTTCACGTCGCCATTTCGATCGGCGTATATCGATAATCGTGTTGCCCGATTGCGCGTTCGTAATCGGGCAATCATCGAGTGCCGTCGACGTGCTTGCCGCAACAACAAACAACAAGGACCAGGTCAGATGAAAAAGAAGCTTTGCCAACTGCTGGCGGCACTGTGCGTGCTGCCGGCGACGCTTGCCACCGCGCAGACCCAAACGTCGCCCGTCGGTTATTGGGAGGCGGTGTTCTATTACGCACCGGGCGGCGGACATTATGCCAATCAGGGCGTGTGCTTTAGTGCGAACAATACCTGGTATGGCACGACCCAGCATTGGAACGGAAACTGGTTTCTCAATGGTGCCGAGTTCGAGTGGTATGGCACGGCGCCGATCGTGCAGGGCGGTACGTCGACGAATATCGCGACGATCGGCACGTCGCAGTTCGCGGCGGGGACCATGGCCGGCAATTACGCCGAGTGGATCGTGCCGGGTACTCCACCTTTGTCGTGGGACAAGCACTACACCTATCAGTTGATTTATCAAGGGGCCGTTTGCCCGCCGGCCGCGTGAGCGCGGCTTTACGTAATGGATGAAGAACGGCGCCTCGGATCGAGGCGCCGTTCTTCATGGCGGCCGATATCGGTCCTGTCTCTCTCAGCTTGCGTTCCCGCGTGCCTGGACAGTTTCCGCCGTCACTGTCGCATCAGGTGCCTCAGCCGGAGTGGGTAGGCAAGGCCCCACGTTTTCAGATGGTGAGGATGTAGGGATGGTTGCGTCCGTGAGCTTTGTGCGTTCACGCAAGCTGAGATCGACCAGGCCGAATCCAACCGTTCGCATGTCGTGTTTGTTTTCGCTCACGTCACAGGGCCGAAGGGCTCCCCGCACCTCGATGGCAATCATCAGCAAGCGGCGCTGAACGGCATGCGCATCGAGATCGACGATCCATTCCAGGCCACCGTCCTGATTGACGACGGCTCGGCATTCCCGACCGTTGACGGTGATCCTCACGTCCGGCGCTTGCGCGGGAGGCGGGGCATAGACGTAGCCGCGCAGGGTCAGGACGAAACCTGCGTCAGCCCTGGTGGCTGCCGAGCAGTCCAGCGGGACCAGCAGCCAGGCGCGCGGCTCCGCTGTCCATACTCCCCATGATTCGGGCCAGTGCCAGCCGTGCGTGAAGAATGTGGTCGCCGCGGCGGGGGTGCCCGAGGCGAGGTTCATCGGCTGTTCCGGCGTCAGCACCGGGAATTCGGGCAAGCCGCCCGCAGCCTGGTCCAGCCCCCAACGGTAGGCGAAGATCTGGGTGAGCGTGTCCTCGGCAAACGTCGGGGACGGCGCTGCGGACAAGCGCGAGCCGAGCTGGCTTCGCGCGGCCGAGAACGCTTCCAGCGCGCGGGCACTGGCCACTTCGAGCCGCACCGGAATCCAGGCAGAGCACTCGGGCGGCAGCCGGCTGGCGGTATTGCGGTCGTCGGCAAGCAGGTATCGAACGTCGCTGCAGCCCAGATAGGGCGCTTCCTTGAGCACGCCGGACGATATCGCGCCGACGAAGGCCAGGTTGTCGGCGCAGAGCAGGCTGTAGGTATTGTGCTTGATCAGCAGGGCATTGGGGATGCTGTCGAGCAGGACATCGAATTGCCGCGTATCGGCCTGGGCAGGATGAGGACGGATGGCCAGCAGGTCGACCTGTTGTGCCCACTGGCGGATCGGTTCGATGAAATCGGCTGGCTGGGCCAGGCGCCCGCCGCCGATCAGGGCCAGGTCGACGCTGGTCTGCCCGACGAACAGGCCCACGCTCAGGTCGGCGTTCACGATGGACGAATGTCCGCGTCGGGCGAAGTGGCCGCGCAGGCCGGCCGCGTTGGACCAGAACGTCTCCTCGTCGATGCGCAGGTGCTCGAGTTCTTCCCGGATGCCCGGGTCGTTGGTGCGCACGGCCAGATGCAGGTCACGCATGAAGCGGATCGAGTCGATTTCCACGTCGATGAAGGCCGCGCCCTGGCTGTCCACGTATTGCATGATGGCCGGCGTGAGGCCCCAGCCGATTACCAGGCTGGCGGGCGTCAAGGCCAGCATGGCCAGGTGCTCGGCTGCGGGTTGCAGGTCGGCGACGCAGGCGGCTGCCCAGCCGGCACGGTCCGGGGGCAGGCCCAGGCTTTCCATGATCCTCGGCACGCAGATGCTGCCGCGCTGCGACTGCACGCTGGGCTCGCGCACGCGCCAGCCCAGCCTCGATGCACCCGTGCCGAAGAAGGCTCGCAGGAATTTGCGGTTCTCCGGCGAGGGAGGCAAACCGTTTTCGGCTACCCGGAAAAAATCGTCGATGAAGACCAGTTCCTCGATGGGGGGCCGTTGCTTCCGTGACTGCATGGTTCCTATGGTTCTTCTTGAGGGTTGCTTGTACTGATCGCGGGAGTTCGATTTTCCGGGCCAGGAAGGGGCTTGCCAATCAGGGCGGGCGAGCATGGGCAAGGGCGCGGGTAAGGGCATCGACGCGTCGCTGTCATTTCTGGATATCGGCGCGCGAGAGCGGGGCTGTAGAGGGGGGGGGAAACTATTGAGCAATTCGACGCGTGATCAGGACGATCTTGGAAGAGGCGGCTCAGCATGTCGCGGATTCGATTTCTGCCGTGTTTCATTCGCCGCGTCGCATTGTGTCGGCAAGTATGGTTAGGGGCAACAGTCGTCTTTTAGGTCTGCGATAGCGCTTCGAGAACAGCCCCCGGAAGGGCGAAGCGATTTCTGTCCTTCGGGGGCGACGTCGTGTTGTCGCTTGGAATTCCTGCGGCCATTTGTTGATGAACGTGACGGCATCGAGGCCAGTCAGGCCGAGGTCTTGCTCGGGGTGTGAGTGAAGGGGGAGGGACAGCTCGCCGCCGAAGGGTGAGCGCTCAAGTTCCTTGGGGTGAGCGCCTGCAGGCGCGTCCACATGTCGTCTGCCGTGGCGTCGAGCACCTGGATTCCAAGCCTGGCGAAACGGTAGGCGCTCCTGCGGGACTGAAATATCTGGTTTGATCGGATGATTCCGGATGTGTATTGCCTTGGATGGGCCCCCGACCATACATGCACATCTTCGCCGCATTTGAGCATCCGCCCAGGCGTGCTAGCTTCCTGATCACAGGGCTATGCAATCTGCTGTGCCCGACATCCCGAAAGGAACCTCATCATGAAGCTATAGCTTCGCGCCTATACGCGCCCGTCCGAGAGAAATTCGAATGAGATATCAGCCGCTCAGCAGCAAGACGCTACGTCTACTCAAAGACTCCCCTCCCTATATCCGCACGTCTGGTTGTGAACCTCGGTCAGGTTCCCGAGTTGGTCCACTGGGTCTAAAGGCTAATCGAATTGAGTCGCGACTAGGTAGCGTGATTCAGCATCGCCTCGTGCTCAGCTGTCTATACCTCCTGGCCATAACGAATCAGGCTTGGCGCCGCTTGTGCAACCTCGTTCCCAGGGGGCTGGTATGAGCGAGCAAACTAACCTGATCACTCGCGCCGCCGACGAGTTGGATGCTGGCATTCGCGCTTTTCGCCACGTCGGCGCTATCTTCGACGCGATCCGCCGGTGTGCAAGTTCAGGTGCCGCTAACCAAAGCGAACTGATGTATTTATGCGAAGCTGGTCATGAAATAGCGGCGCAACACAGTAGGCGATCACTTGAGGCATCCTGGGCACTGCGACATGAGGAGCAACCTCGTTTTGAACGTGCAGCGCGTGTCGAGCGCGTCGATTTATCGACGGTGGCTACGTAGTGGGAAGGGAACTGCTTTTCATGGACGCAGTGTTTGGGATGCCTTGGATATTTCCATTTTGCTGATGGGGGGCAAGTCCACGTAGACGGAACGTCACCTATCTACAGCCGTGACGGAATCTCGATATCATTCCACTACCGGAATCGGACTCAGATTCCGGAGAAACAGCGAGCCGCCGAAGCTATGGCCGCCGCCTCGACGAGAACCCGACAAGGGTTCACCTAGCGAGCTAATGACACTATGAACAAATCGCAAGTTATCGAAATCGCGGACTCTGGGCCTTCATCAGGTGCGATTAAGCTTGCAATCGCGACCTTCATTGGGCTGTGGCTTCCATGGATCGGTTTTGCATACTGGTACGTCGAGGTCGGCGGATTTCATAGCGGAATCTTCGCAGCAGGCATGATGAGCTTCCTTGTATTTACCGCTGCTACTTGGATCGTGACACCCTTATTTACATTGATTTATGTCGTTTATGCGAAACGTTCAGAGCTTCGCAAAACATACGACCAAGTAATGTTCGCCATTGAATGTTTGATACTTCTGGGAATGTGGGCGGCTATGATAGCCCCATTCGCCGACCGGTAGATCGGAGCATACGCGGCCGTGGCGAATGCGACATTGGAGAAGCCTACCTCCTTCGTTGCGGGACGGAAACCCGTTTCGTGTCCTTCTTCTCATCACCCGGATCGATGCCGCGGCGATGGGGGTATCGACGCCGAGCACTTTGGGGTATATCCCCACTGATACCCCCAAGGTGCTTGGCTTGTATTGGGCAACTGTGGGCAATGATGGCGGAAAAAAAACCCGCACAGCAAGGCTCTGCGGGTTTTTTAGGCAATCTTGGGAAGCTTTGGGAGGCTAACTGGTCCCCGACAGAATTCATACGTCAACGCCAGAAGGGCTTAGCGGGGAGATTTTATAAAAATATGCCCCCACTGGTGCCCCTAAAAAACCGTTGCCGTGGATTGTACAGGTGCGATTCCTCTGCGACTTGCCAGCGGCGCCTAAGGCTACAACTAACTTGCCAACGGCTGCCAATTCGGTATTGTAGATGTTAACTCTGAGCGCCATTTCAGAAAGATAGGGGCCTAGGAAATCAGAGCGAGGGGCACGCGGATCGTGATCTGCTAAATCACGGCACCATAAGAGACCAATCGATGAAAAAGAAAACGATGCTCGCCATCGTCGGGGTGATTGCGCTTGCTGGATGCGCAACGAAGAACTATGGCCGTTTAGGTACTGTGACCGATTACGAGCGGACCACGATGTCGTGTCGAGAAATCGATCTCGAGATAGCGCGTGTGGACGGCTTCCTTGAGCATGTGGACAAGGAGAGCGAGTTTGACGGTCGATCGGTTCTTTCCTTCCTCGGCGATTTCGGGATCGGCAACTTGATGGAGAAGGACGCTGCCATCAAGAGCGCAAACGAGCGTCGTCGCACCCTAGACAGCATGAGGGTTGCCGACCAGTGCGGCAACCCGAGAAATCCGGCCAGCACCCAGATCACAACGCCGCTCGGTGTCAGCACGTCTCAGGCTTCATCCCTGGGCCGCTGACTGGGGCTGGCTTTTTGCCGCTAGCCGCGGGCGGCCCATATTCGCGGCAACCACATGAGAGAGACCCACAAAATGAAAAAAATTATCGCATTACTGCTTTGCGTTGCTGTCGCTGCTCCTACAGTCGCCCTCGCTCGAGGTGGTCACTATGCCGGCGGCCAGGGCTCATCGCACAAGGGTGGTCACTACAAGAACGCTCGGACGGGCGATCATTACGAGCATAGAAATTAATTCGCGCGTTCGGCTTTTTAAGTTTAATGATCCAGGTGGGTAATTATATGGCGACAAAATCCAACACGCAAAAGACGGCATATTATCGGCGAGCAATTATCTCGCCGTCACCAAAGCAGACGCTTCAACAATTGTTGAGTCATGCCCTGCAGCAAAAGAAGAAGGTCAAAGAGCGGCTTGAGCCTGTTGATGCTGCGGCGTCGGCATTTAGGGTTATAGGTGGGCATACAACAGTTTCGGGTATGCTATGCGGAACGGTATTAACGTTTGAGCGTGGAGCTCAGCAACTGGTAATATTGGACGACCCAGAGGCGACGAGCCTGTCTATTGGGGCTCTGGAGCCTCCGAAGAAAGGGGGAGTTCAGCAGCAATATGTGCCGGGAGTATTGTTTTTTGTTGTATTTGAAAATCATTTGGCTGTCGTTCATACTTCTCATTTGAAGACATCTGCGTTGGAGCAGCATTTGGCGTGGTTGTTGCGTAGTCAAACATCCTTGTTGACATCAGACCAAGGGATAGTTTTGGCGGATGAGCCCAAAAAAGCGACTAAGGATCGGATTAGGAAGTCGCATGTAAAATCTATTGCGCTCGGTAGGCCTTTCATGGAGAGCGCTGGCGATGGCGGTGATGGAGAATCTCAGGCTGGCGCCATACAGCTTAAAAAATCTGATGTATCGAGATTTAAGCCGGATTCTGCTGTTATCAACCTTATTAAAAGTATTTTGCCGGCAGACCGGTTCTCTAAATTGAACCTAGAAGAGGCGGTTTTTGATGGTAACTTGGAGGTCTGGGTTGAAATTCGATATCCCTCTCGTTCGCGCTCTCAGCCGCAAGATACAATAAAATTAATTGACGACATTGCTATTGCGCTGCGTGATCAGGATGAAGACTCTGTTGCTTTGAAGTTGGCGGACGGAACCAAGATCAAAGGGTCTGATCTCAAAATTTCTCAGCCCGTCACTCTCAAGACGGTTGGGGGCGTTCCACAAGAGGCTGCGTTCTACCAGAGCTTGGTCGACTGGATCACGAGCCTGATCCGGAATGGGATGGTATCATCATGATGCCATGAAGCCCATTCCCAGACCCTTAGTCATTGTTGCGGTTACGGCGATGTTCTCGGCGGTTGCGTGGCAATTTCCGGGCATCCTGAGCAAAGACGTCGTCCGCTACCTCTCCGCTATCTTCGGCGGAGTGACTACTGTTTTGCTGATATTCTTTAATCAGATGAATAGTGTCACAGGTATTGGTGTCTTAACCGGTCGAGAAATGGAGCGCTATACTGAGGTGCGATCAGGTATCCGGCAGCGTTTTTGGTACGTCCTGGTTATTTGTCTGATCTGTGGATTCTTGACTTGGGTGCTTAGTACCCACCACGTTAGTCGCATTCGAGAGGTTCAGGGCGCCGTAGTTGGGCTGCTTATTGGAATCGGGATCAACTACTTGTTTGTGGTGTTTAGTTGGATCAACGACCTCTGGTCGTTTGCTGATCAACTGCGTCTCATAGAGCAGCAAAAGCGCGATCACGAAGCATCCATGAAGCGGCTCGCTGATGCGTCAAAATAACGCCGTAGTGTCGCATAATTGCCCCGCCTCGCGCGGGGCTTCTGATTTGCGACGACGTCAGATCCTACCCGCAACGATCCGGTAACAATTCCGAGAGCCCTGGGGCATAGAGTGATTCCACCCTTTGCCCTAGGAGATCGACGTGAAGAAACTGGCAGTTGCTCTGGTTGCATCGATGTTCGTCACTGCTGCGTTCGCTCAGGCCTCGACGCCGGCCGCGGCACCCGCAAAGGCGCATGCGAAAGTGAAGAAGCACAAGCCACATGCTGGCAAGCCGTTCACTCTCGACAAGTCGAAGCTGGACGGTGGCGACAAGCTGCAGTAACAGCTCTACGAGCATCGAAGCCCGCCGCGTGCGGGCTTTCACTTTTTAGAGTCCTGGTTAACCTGCATGCGAGTTGATACAGGGGGGTAAATGAAATTCGATTGGGATATTGCGCGTCAGATCCTTCAAGTTATTGAAGATTCGCCGAAGTCAAGAGGGGACTTTGATTTCAGCGCTTTGGCATTGGAGGACGAAGTTCTTCATTATCATCTCGGTCTATTGGATCAGCGTGGTTTGATCGAGGCGCTCAGCAGCTATACATTCGAGATGGCGTATCCGGTTCATCGTGTCGTTAGCATGAAACTCGCGGGGCATGAGCTACTTGAGGTTATGCGTAACGATACAATGTGGGGAAATATCAAGTCGACGCTCAAAGAAAAGGGCCTTGGAATGACGCTCGACGCAATCAAGGCCGCGGGCGCGTGGCTGATACATCGGACGTTCTCGTAGCATGTGTGACCTCAGCGGTTTGGGGGCGAGCCGAGCTAGTCGAAGGCTCCCTCTCGTGGGAGCTTGTGCTTTGAGTGCGTTGCAATCTTGATGCAGCGCAAGAGTCCTGCGACGATAGCCATTCACGATGTAGGAACCCGTGATCTGGGAGAGTCGAATGGTCCAGTACAAACTACGCATCCTGCGCAGTGAGGTGGCCGACCTTCACGACGACGTGTCGGCCTATGCTGCCGAGCGCCGAGTTGACCCGCACCTGATGCCAGGGCTCGAGCCTATGCGGACGACCAACACGTCATCGCCCGTGCTCTACGTCGCACAGCTCGACGAGTCGTTCTTCGACGAGTACCCGCACTGGCGGCAGTACATCGAGCAGTGAAGGGTCACCTAGGATGTAAACACTGGAGGCTGTATGGCTACACAACATGGAAATGTGCGTGAGTTGGATGATGGCCCCTACCACATTGTCATCGCCGCTCAACCAGTACTAGGATCGGTTGGCGGTGGCGTGCGCGGATACGATATAACCACACAAGTCCGGCGGGCAGACGGTACTCCAGTAAAAGGTACCCTCTTAAATGAGATTCGGCACGTTGGTGGTGCGGGGCTCGATCTTGGTCAAGCTCTAGATCACGGCGAGCGCTTCGTTCGCGCGCTCATTGAGCACGGGTTTCCTGAATCAGACGATTTCTGGAAATCATGAATTCGCGCAGAACATGGTTGATCTTAACAACCAAAGACTATATCCAGTGCCAGGAAATATTGGAGGTTCTCGAAATGGAAAACGAAGAGTGGTCCGAGCGTTTAGACGAAGTAGAAAAGGATGCTAAAAAATATGGAAATAAAAAGGCAGCGGACGATCTCTTTCGGCCTGGTAGCGACGGAAAACCGCTGACTCAGAAGGAGAGGGATATTTTGCAGCACCACTGGGACGAGATACGCAAAGACGGAGAGGCTCGTAGACAGCCGATTTAAAGCAGTGACGCTTGACCTAGCGCAATGCATTCCTCGACCTCACATGCCACGGTTGCGCGTCTGGCGGAGGAGGTTGCGGTGGGTGATTCTGATCTACAGGAAGTCGTGAACGGTCGCTGGGTGTGCGTCAAACGGATACCAGGCGCAGCGCGTGTTGCGATCTTCGTTGACGTGCCGTTCGCGTTGTTCGACCCACCCTACATCAATGTCCAGTCGTATCTCGACGAAGGCCTCAACGACCGCGAGGTGCTCGAGCGCGCGATGGAGCTCGCCGCGACAACGGTGCGCGTTGCGTTCAAGGAGAAGTGAGGGCGTCCGTGCTGCAGATGCGAGACAGCGCCGGAGACAATGGGCCGCCGGCGCCTGCAACCTGGAATTAACCACCGAGGCGGTGCGTCACCGAGCCAGGGGCATTGATGAAGCCAGTTCCTTTGCCACCGGCAACCTTCAAGTGCTCGACCTCCACCTTTGCCGAATTGATGATGACCTGAGCCACCTCGGCAACGGCTTTGGCGCGCTCGATCTCCATCGGCTTTTCGCCGTCAGTCAGCGAATCGAGCGTGGCGAAGAGGTGCTGGCGCAAAGTTTCAATGCTGTTGTTCATCGATCTTTCTCCTGAGAAGCGCGGTAATTTTAATGACATTGCGCAGTTCAACTGGTAGCGCGTTGTATGCTGCAGCGCCTTTCCGGCTCACTTCGACCATATATTCTTTAGACTTGCTCAGGCCGAACTTCTGAGCCATCAAGCGGACTCCGTTGATCGAGGTGCCAACCTCCCGGGCTAAATCTACAGTGTCTCGAATCGCATAATCGCGTTTTAGAATGGCGATCTCTTCCTCGCTCCACAGTCTGCGCTTCGGGTAAACAGAGAATTTCATGTTCGGAAATTCTTCGATCAGCGAACTCTGTGCGTAGTACGTATTCGATACCTTGCCGCGTATTTCGCGCTTCTCGATGCGCACCATACCGTTATGGATGTACGTTTGAATTCGCGTCGAGACAAACGAACGTGCTATGGCTAGTTGGCGACTTATAGAGAGGGAGTCAATGCCTGGGTTGGCAATGATGAGCCTCAGCATCGCTTGGATCGGAAGGTCGTGGCTGTCATCATTTGCAGTTTGAGCATTGTGTGACGCTGGCGGTGATTCATCATCCATATTCATAACAATATCCTCATTAATTAAAGCAATTTACTGGAAAGGATCGGTCAAGGAATCCTCGATCTCCATAACGATGAAAATCATAGCCGGTCCATGCGACTTTTTATGGCTAGATGCTCACATGTTTGCTTCCTATGTTCTGTCGAGCGCATATCGTGCCGCGCAAAAAAACGGGACGTGATGGAAATTGTTCGGCGGAATCAGTGCTTTGATCAGGAGAATCAATTTGCGCCATGGGACATGCATCGGCGGGTGGGCTCAGCGGGCCGCGAGTTTAGAGCGCTATACGAGTGAGCATAAAACTATGTGCATTCGTATAGTTTTCCTGAGCATCCTCAGGGCGCTGCCGTTGAGCGCGCCGAAGCAATCCGGCCACCGTCGGCAAGATTATGCGTTGATCGATGCGGGTGGCCATCATCCGTTACCGGCCGGTGCTCCGCTCCACCGGTCCGCGCTTGTAACTTGCCACGGGCACCCAAGTTTACAAATTCCCGCTTGACGACGCCCATACGGCTGGCTATTCTGAAATCGCCGTTGAGACAACAGCGGCCGGGTTTGGCGACCTGTTTTCCATAGGCGGACAACCGCCGAGTGCGGTTTTTTTACGTCCGTAGGCCTTAGCACGCCTGTACAATTTTACGGGTGGGCGATGGCAGGGAGACCTTCGGGTCTGCCGGTTTCCTATGGGCCGGTTCGCCAACCTTGTCATTCGCCCGCCCACCCCATTTGGCGATGGGGCGCGGGTCTCCCACCCATAGGAGGCCGAAATGCCTGGTATCGACACGCCCACCTGCAGCGATCCCGCAGTATCACATTCAAACGAGAAGCGACGGGATGCACTCCCTGTCGACTTCGATCGCATCGATCCGAAACTCTCGGAGTTCGTCGGCGCCGAAAGCGCTGTAGATCGCCTTAATCTTCACTTCATGGCCTTCAACGGCATCAACGCGATCGCTCGACTGCTGCGTGCAAATGTCGTTGCGCGCGAGTGCGCCGAGCCGTCGATGGATAACTCCGTTACCGATGACTTACTCGCCGCGGCTATTGCCTTGTCTCGTCTCGCCGCGGATGAAATCGAGCGCTTGGCCGATCGGGCAGACGACCGTGCATCGGAGGTGCGCCGTGGCTAAGCAATCATTCGATCCCAAGAAGCCGCACCCGTTTGTGGCTGACTACTGGACGTTCGGGGATGATGCTGAGCATTCAACCGTACGCACACATGAGATCGGCTCCGTCTCGCGAGCTGCTGATGCGATCCGCACGCTTTCGCGCATCGTCCACAACAGCCTGAGCGAGCCGGCGATGTCCGGCGCCCAACCGCTCGACATCGGAACCGTGCGGGCGATCCTTTATGGAATCGAGGTGATGGGCGAGTTCGTCTTCGACTGTACTGAGGAGATGCGGGATACGGCGTCGATGTTCCATCAGGCACGCAAGGCATCAGGAGGCAGCAATGAATGACCTTAGGAACGAAGGTGTCGGCGAACTCCGTATTGAAATGGACGACCGCTATGGGGCCGTTCGATACATCGGAACACGTATGCAACTGGAGGCAGAGGGGATCATTCCGGCCGATTACCAGTGGCCGGACGGCTATCAGCGATTCGAGTGGACAGCGGGCGGCTTTGGTTTTTGTGTTGGACGTGAGCGACCTGCTGGAGTGAAGGGCCCGCGCCGTGCATTTTTCGACTGCGACAACTGGTACCTGAGAATGTGGCGCGAGAACGAATGCTACAGCGACAGAAAAATCCGGCTTTTGGAGCGAGAGATTAAGCGGCTCAGATATTTCGAATCTGCTGCAGGCAGGCGTGAGCACGATGCACGATGGCGCAAGTTTTATCGCGCCCAAGACGACAAGGCCTTCCAAGCATTCAAAGCGCTGATTCCGTGTTTGGCACCGCCTCCTGACAGACGCAGGCGCCGACCGTTTGGTGAGGAGGTGTCCCATGACTGATCACCTCTACACGATGGCCAAGACGTTCGATTTCCTGGTGGAGCGGATTGACCTCAAAAAGCTGAGCGACGATGAGCTCGAAGCGCTTTCGAGTGCGTCCGACGCTGCTACCGCTGACGCCGCGTCGTTGGCAAAGGTCATAGACTCGATCGGTTGCCTGATCGATGTCGACATTAGCAAGAAAGGGGTAGGGGGCACTATGGCCGGATCTTTTCAGGACAGCGAGATCCCTATGCTACTTTGGCACTTGGCGCGACAGGTTGCCACTATCGGCCGCGTTGCCCATGTTGCTTCGGAGGCGGCTTACCAGCTTGGGCAGCGGCAGGCCGGCAAGGGGGCGTCGGGCGCTTTGACTACGCCTAAGAGGAGAGCCTAAAACGTTGGCGTACTGCTTGAGCTGATGGCTGACATGGCGTCGGAGGTGCGCCGGCTAGCGTAGCTCACCGAGGCGTATGTGACCCTATTGCAGGCTCCTGAGTAGCCGAACTATGCTTCGTGACGATATTGCATCTAACGTGAGCTTCGCAGTGATGGGCTTTTTTTGACGCAATAAGACGATTTATTTTAAGTTGATGGATTTCACGAGTTTTTCTCAGTGTAGGGGGCGTTGTGGGGGCTGATAAGGTTTCTGAGGCGATTGGAAATTTGCTTGCATCTTTTGAGGTGTTCAATGAGCAAGTGGTAGCAGAATCTCTTTCTGATTATTCGCAAGGTATCGTTGATGCTGAGCTGAAATCAGAGATGGAGAGGATTTCTATGCGCTGCCCAAGCTATGAATCCGCGCTTGAGTTCGCCGCTCGCCTTTCGTTGCTTCAGAGGGCATTTTATAAAGCGGCACCAAAGGCGATAGAAGATGTTATTCATGTGGCGGCTTCTCAGTTTTTAGGTGAGACGAAATTGTCGCCGGCAGAAAGTCCTGGAAGGCTTGATGATGATCAAGCTTTCCAGGTGTTTGGTCCTGTAATGATGAAACTGATCCAGCAGCGTGTCAGTGCCCACTTCCAAGATTTAAACGTTCTATTGGCAAGCTCTGTGAAATCGGAGGCAAAGCAGTCTGCGGTAAGGCATGGTTCCAATGGCGGTCAAAAGCGCGCGGAGAAGTTCGAGCCACTGAAATTGAGAGCGCTGGAGTTAGCAAGGGCAGGGAGATTTTCGAGTGCGAATCATGCTGCAACTCAAATCGCACCGAAGATTTTGGAGATGCCAGAGGCAAAAGCTATTGCATTTTCAAGCGAGCGAGCCGTGCAAACTATCGCAACTTGGCTCCGAAAAGAAGGGGTACCGTTTTCCAAGCAACGCACCAGTAGCTTAGACGATGAAAGCGTGTAGGCCCTATGCGCATACGTCTACGGCCTTCGCGTAGACGTTTGGGTACTTCGCGTTCTATCAATTAGAGATCGATGTCAGCATCATCTCGTCACCAACCTACCAACGGTGACGAACATGGCGAATGTAGCAGTAGCAAAGTCCACGAAAGAGCCGGCCGGCCCGATCCTCCCGGTGCTGCCGGCGATGGGCCTGTCCAAGTGGGCCCAGATTGCCCCCTTCATCCCCTGCTGTCGCGAGACCTGGCGCAAGCTGGTTCTCGCCGGTAAGGCGCCCCAGGCGATCCGCCTGTCCGACAACTGCACGGTCTACAAAAACGAGGAAATTCATAGGTACCTCGCAGATCCGGTCGGCTATCGGCAGGAAGCGGCGTGAAACCTAACTGCCTGCCGTCGTTGAACCGGCAGGTGCAAATATTTTCTCCCCGCTTGTTGAAGCGTTAAAACTCATTACATAACATGGCCGGCAAATCTCGCTGAATGCATGCACGTCGCCTCATCACCGACGCTTCTGAAGGGTGCCCCGCAGCGGGGAAGTGTAGGTGTGCCGTCCCTTCCGGCAAACCAATCCGGCTGATTACCGGCGCTTCCCCAGTGCGGGGCTTTTTGTTGCCTATTTTGCAGTACTCAGCAAAATTGGGCAGGAGTAGCAAGCATGAGTGAACTTGACCTTGTCGTAGAAGCCACGTCGGACGAGATGCGCGAGCGCCAAATTGAAGAGACGCGCATCTCGTTGGACCATGCGACCTCGCCCGAAAGCCGCGCTGCGCTCTGGGCCCAACTGCGCTCGCTGATCCTGGCGCGCTCGCCTGCCCAGATCGAGCGTATGGAAAAACGATTGGGGCTTCGATAGTGGCCGCCGACTGGATCAAGATGCGCACGAACCTATGGGATGACCCACGGGTGTCCCGCCTGTGCGAGATCACGGATCAAGGTGAAGCGTCGATCATCGGCGGGCTGTACTGGCTTTGGGCGACTGTCGACGAGCATTCGACCGATGGAGTCCTGGTCGGCATGGGTCTGAAGACGCTCGATCGGAAGACTGGCGTGCCAAAGCTTGGTGAGGCATTGGTCGCGATTGGCTGGCTGGAGGAGTGCCCTACGGGCATTCGCGTGGTGCGATTCGATGAACACAATGGCACGTCTGCCAAAAACCGTGCGCAGACGGCGAAGCGTGTGGCGAAGCACGCTGGGAAGACGGATTCCCCGATGCCTAGTAACGCTGTCCTAACGCACGAAAAACGCAATGCTAACGGTGACAGCGTTAGTGACTCGTTAGTGATGCGTTACCAAGAAGTAGATATAGAAGTAGATAGTAAACAACCCCCCATACCCCCCAAGGGGGGCGATGGGCCCGAGGAAACCGGGACAGGCGAACCACCCGAGGCGACTGGTGTAGGCAAACCCGCTCGCAGGGCAGCGATAGCCCTGAAGACCTTTCTCGCCGACTGCAGGCAGGTCGGTGAGAAGCCCATCCCCGAAAGCGATCCCGTTTTCGATTACGCCGAGAAAACCGGAATCCCGCTCGACGTGCTGCGGTTGCATTGGCTCGAGTTCAAGGCCCGCTACTCGCTGCCTGATGCGAAGCGGTACAAGGACTGGCGAACGGTCTATCGCAAGTCGGTGCGGGGCAACTGGTTTCGGCTTTGGTTTCTTCGGCCGGATGGTGCTTTCGGTCTGACGACCCAAGGCGAGCAGGCGAAACGTGAACACAACCTGGAGGCAGCATGAACGCGCCAGATCGATTCCTTGATGATCGCGGCGTAGCGGTTCCTCCGCATAGCAACGAGGCGGAGCAGTCGGTGCTCGGTGCGCTTTTGCTCGACAACGACGCCTACGATCGCGTCGCGAGCTTGCGGGCGGAGCATTTCTATCGCTACGACCATCGCCTCATTTTCGAGGTAGTCACGCGCATGATCGTTGCCAGTCGTCCTGCCGACGTTGTCACGGTCTACGAGGCATTGCAGAGCGCCGGCCAAGCCGAAACGACGGGAGGTCTGGCGTACCTGAACGCGCTGGCGCATGGAGCGCCGGGATCTGCGGGTATCGTGCGTTGGGGCGAGATTGTGGTCAACCGTTGGCGTATGCGCCAATTGATCACGACGGCCGACGAGATATCGAGCACTGCCTTTCGCCCCGATGGAAAGTCACCTGAGGAAATCATCGGCGCCGCGCAGGGGAGGTTGGACGTGCTCGCCGATGGCGGCTCCTTCGAGCCCCAACTGCCTCGTCATGCGCTTACCCAGATCGTCGAGGAGATTGACGCCCGATACTACGGCGCTCCGCTCAAGGTGACCGCCACGGGGCTGACCGACCTTGACGCGATGCTGGGCGGTGGCCTGCGTGGCTCCGAACTGGTGATCGTGGCTGGACGGCCCTCGATGGGGAAGACCGCGATGGCTATGGGCATCGGTGGCCACGTCGCCCGTAACGGCGGAGCGGTGGCGGTGTTTTCGCTGGAAATGTCAGCGAAGGCGCTTCATCAGCGCAATGTTGCACGGATCGGCGGTATCCCGCTCGGCCACATTCTCGACGCGAAACGCTTTACCGACGAGAACTTCGATCAACTGACGCATGCCGTGAAGGTGTTGGCCGACCAGCAATTGATCGTTGACGACACGTCGGGGCTGTCGCTTGCCGAGATCGTGAGCCGCAGCCGGACGATCAAGCGCAAGCACGGTCTCTCGCTCGTCATCGTCGATTACCTGGGCCTTATGACCGGCGGACCGGATGAGCGGCACGATCTGAAGATCGGCAGCTATTCAGCGGGTCTGAAGGCGTTGGCCAAGCAGCTCGACGTGCCCGTTATCGCGCTGGCGCAGCTGAACCGCGGGGTAGAGAACAGGCCGAACAAGCGGCCGTCGATGGCCGATCTACGCGACTCCGGCGCTATCGAGCAGGACGCCGACGTGATCCTCATGCTCTATCGGGACCAAGTCTATTTCCCGGATTCGCCTGACCGCGGTACGGCCGAAATCATCGTTGGCAAGCAACGTAACGGCGAAACCGGATCCGTGCGAGTGGCATTCGACGGCGAGTTCCAGCGATTTTCGGATCTGGCCGCAGGTTATGTACCAGTGCCAAGAAAGCAGCCGGAGAAGGCGCGCAAGGGCTTCGATTGAGGGCGCCGGTGCGCGCGCTCGATCTTGTGCAATGTGTTTTGACAGACGGGCTTAAAGCAGATGATTGACGATGAGAAGCTGACCGCAATGACCGAAATCGACGAGAACGATAATCATAGCCTCGACGCGTTGGCGGACCGGTGGGTGTTCTGGTGCATGACTCGCCGGCTATTCGTGCCGCCCGTGAAGTCAAACATCCTCAGCCGTATGCAGCCGCGGCGCGTGAGCGGTATTGAGCCGGATGCGTTTCTGGATCCCGACATGCCGTTCATTAACATGGCTATCCATGCGATGTGCGAGCAGGGTGAGCATCGAGGTATCGCCGAGTGCTTCGTCGGCGTCTACTGGTATCGCACGAACATCAAGGCTCTGGCCGGCGAGCAGGGATGCGCACGAGGGACGGTCTACAACCGGGCTCGCAGTTTCATGCGAAACGCCCGCGTGCTGGCTCGCGTCATCCGTGCCGCGCACGAATCGATGACTGAGCCGAAGTGTTCAACTCCAGTTGAACAAAATACCGCTTTCGTGGATTGAACACTTGGCCGTAAAATCAGCATCAATTCCATAGGCTGTATTGATGCGTCCGACGCCCGCGAGGAAATATCCTCGCGGGTTTTTATTTACCGATCCACTTTGGTCTGGAAGCCGCCAGGACCAAGAGAAGACTTCGGCGCCACCTGATCTACATGGCGGTGAAGTGATTGGACAAGGATGTCCGTTGCCTTAGCCGCGACCTCTTTCGAGAAAGTCGCGGTTAGATTGTTGCCAGCTACCTGAATCGCGTCGTTGAGGATTAGTTTGAATACCTCGACGTTATTCGCGGCGACATGCTTCACAAGAGATGCGAGAAGTGCTGTGTTAGCCGCTACCTGCGCCTGGAGGAAGGCTGCTTCATTATCCGTCATTGCGTCTCCTTTTTCGCCGGCTCATCCGGCTCAAAGATTCTAGCCTTGCTGTCACTCTTACACTGCCCGCCTCTGAGCGGGCTTTTTGCATTTCCGACCCGGAGAACGTCATGGACGAACCGAACCAAGCCACCTCGGCCGATGTCACGCAGGCTGTGGCCGAGTCCAATGCTGCTACCAGCGCATCGCTGTCGACCAGCATGAGCGTCAGCGCCAGCGCCGAGCCGGTGGCCGATGACATCGCTGGTCTCTCGACTTCGCTCTCTGCACTCTCTGCAGACCAGCCGAACGCAGAGAGCGCAGAGAGCAAATCTGCCGCGTTGCCCGCGAATGCTGCGCCGCTGCTGGCTCGGCTGCATGACGATCTCGAAACGCTGGAGCGGAAGATCGAGCTGGGGATCCATGTGTTCGCCCACGAGGTCGCGGTGATCCGTGACCAGGTGAAGGCGCTGATCTGACTGCGCGATGTCCAAGCAGCTCACGCCGAAGCAGCAGCGGTTCGTCGAGGAGTATTTGCTCGACCTGAACGGCTCGGCTGCTGCTCGCCGCGCGGGTTATAGCGAAAGGACGGCCAACGAGCAGGCGACTCGATTGTTAGCGAATGTTCACGTTCAGGCAGCAGTTGCTGAGCGGATCAAGAGCCGATCAGAGCGCAACCAGGTTGATGCCGACTACGTGCTGCAGCGCATGGTCGAGATCGACAAGATGGACGTGCTCGACATCATGACCGACGAGATGGCGCTCAAGCCGGTCAGCGAGTGGCCGCGGGTGTGGCGCCAGTACCTATCTGGCTTCGACCTGGCCGAGATGTTCGACGGTAGCGGGGATGCGCGTGCAGCCGTCGGCATCCTGAAGAAGATCAAGTGGCCGGACAAGGTGAAGAACCTGGAATTGCTCGGCCGGCACTTCGGCATGTTCAAAGAGACGGTGGAGCACACCGGCAAGAACGGTGGCCCGATCCAGTATCAGCGGATCACGCGCCGGATCGTCGATCCCTCCAAGCCGGGCGAGCCGGGCGAGGGCACGGCATGAGCGAGTTGGTGATCGAGACGCCGCGCGTGTTCATGCCGCTGCTGGCCAACCACATGCCCGACGGCACGCCGGTGCGATACAAGGGCGCCCACGGGGGCCGTGGCTCGGGCAAATCGCACAACTTCGGCGACCTCTGGCTGGAAGAAAACGTCTCCGACAAGTTCGATGTCGTGTGCGTTCGCGAGACGCTCAAGTCGCTCGAATTTTCGGTGAAGAAGCTGCTGGAATCGAAGATCGAGGCGTTCAACGCCGGCGACTACTTCGACGTGCAGGATCGCCGCATCCTGTCGCGCAACGGCGGCACGACGATCTTCGAAGGTATGCAGAACCACACGGCCGAGTCGATCAAGTCGCTGGAGGGGTTCGACCGGGCGTGGTTCACCGAAGCGCAGAACGCGACGGAAAAGAGCCTCACCATCCTGCGCCCGACGATTCGCAAGCCGGGCTCGCAGATCTGGGCCGACTGGAACCCGAGCAAGGCAACCGACCCGATCGACGCGCTGCTGCGTGGTGCCGAGCCGCCCCCCGGCTCGATCGTGGTCGAAGCGAACTTCATGGACAACCCGTGGCTGCCGGACGTGTTGCGGACCGAAATGGAGTACGACAAGCGCCGCGACCCGGACAAGTACGCGCACGTGTGGCTCGGCAAGTACCAGCAGCGCACCGAAGCGCGCGTCTTCAAGAACTGGGTGATCGAGGAGTTCGAGCGGCCGGCCGGCACGATCCACCGCCTGGGTGCTGACTGGGGCTTCGCGACCGATCCCTCGGTGCTGGTGCGCTGCGACATCGAAGGCAATCGCCTGTATGTCGACTATGAGGCATACCAGGTCGGCTGTGAGATCGTGAACCTGCCCGAGCTGTTTATGGGCGTGCCGGATGCCGAGAACTGGCCGATCACGGCCGACTCGGCTCGGCCGGAGACGATCAGCCATATGCGCAACCATGGCTTCCCGAAGATCCGGGCGGCTATCAAGGGTGCGCGCTCGCTTGAAGAGGGCGTCGAGTTCCTGCAGTCGTTCGACATCGTGGTGCATCCGCGCTGCGTCCACGTGATCGATGAGCTGACGCTCTACAAGTACAAGGAAGACCCTCTCACGGGCCTCGTGCTGCCGATCCTCGAAGACAAGCACAACCATGTCATCGACGCCCTGCGCTACGCATGCGAGGGCGCCCGCCGGGCCATGAAAGCCTCCAAGCCCAAAGCGAAACCTGTTGTCCGCCGCGTCGTATCCACGGCTCACGGCTGGATGGGGAAATGATATGAAGCCGCGCCTGCTATTCCGTCTTGACTGCCCTGATTCGCCAAATCATGGCGTCACCCTCGAACTGTGCCGGTATCCCGGGTTCAATCCTGCGCAGGACGAGCCGAGCAATGAGCACGCAGAATGTCGTCTGCTCGATGGCAAGCGGGCTGGCCAGGTTGGCTTTTGTGAAATCCGGTTTCTCAAGCCCTTGAGTGAATGATGGCCCGCAAGCCGAAGGGTGAATCGAGCCCGCACGAAAAGATCGTCGCTGAGGCCAAGGAACGCTTCGCCCGGTGCGAGGAGTACGAATCGGACTTCCGCAAGTTGTTCGTCGAGGACCTTCGCTTTGCGAACGGCGATTCCGACAACAACTGGCAGTGGCCGGATCCGATCCTGAACGCACGTGGCGATCGCCCGCATCTGACCGTCAACAAGGTCCGTCAGCACAATCTCCAGATCGTCAATGACGCGAAGCAGAACAAGCCGAGCGTGAAGACGTTGCCCGTTGATGGGGAGGCCGATATCGAGATCGCGAAGATCCTCGACGGCATGGTCCGGCACATCGAATACAACTCGCACGCCGAGATCGTCTACGACACGGGCACCGAATTTCAGGTGCAAGGCGGCCTCGGGTATTGGCGCATCGTCTGCGAATACGCGCATGACGGCTCGTTCGACCAGGAGATCTTCCTACGGCGGGTGAAAGACCCGCTCACCATCTACCTCGATTGCGATATCGAATCGGCCGACGGCGCCGATGCGAAGTTCGGCTTCGTGTTCGAGGAGATGAGCAAGACCGAATTCGAAGCGAAATACCCGAGCGAAGAAGCGCGCAGCGTGGTGTTCGGAGACGACACTTCTACGCATGGAGGTTGGATCAGCAAGGACCGCATTCGGGTCTGCGAGTACTTCCGCAAGACCATGAAGACCGACATGCTCGTGAACCATCCGGAGCGCGGCCCGGTGCGCCTGTCGTCAATCGAGGACCCCGAAGAGCGCGCGGTGATCGAGCGCGACAAGACCGTGCAGAAGCGCGAGATTAGCGAGCCCGAGATTACCTGGTACCTGATCGCTGGCGACAAGGTCATCGACGAGCGGCCATGGGCGGGCCGCTACATTCCGATCGTGCGTGTCGTCGGCGAGGAAATGGTCATCAACGGCAAGGTCGAACGCAAGGGGCATACGCGCTCGATGAAGGATGCCCAGCGCATGTACAACTACATGACCTCGGCGAACGTCGAGTTCATCGCGCTGCAGACCAAGACGCCGTACGTGGCGCCGGCCGAGGCCATCGAGGGATATGAAGACGAGTGGGCCCGCGCGAACGACGACAACCTGCCGTATCTACCCTACAACAGCCTGCGCGAGGATGGTTCGCCGATCCCTCGCCCGCAGCGTGAGCAGCCGCCTGTCGGCGCCAGCGCATACCTGACCGGCATGCAGACCGCCCAGCAGGAATTGATGATGGCGAGCGGCCAGTATCAGGAGCAGTTCGGCCAGCCGTCGAATGCGCAGGCCGGCGTGGCGATCCAGGCTCGCCAGCGCCAGGGTGATCGGGCCACGTACCACTTCATCGACAACGTGGCGCGCGCCATCCGCTACACCGGCCGCGTGCTGATCGACCTGATTCCGAAGATCTACGACACGGCGCGCGTGGTGCGTATCGTCGGCGAGGACGGCACCGAGACGTTCGCGAAGATCGATCCGAACCAGCAGCAGCCGCTTACGCAGGTGCCGCACCCGACGATCGCCGACGAGGTGCAACTGATCTTCAACCCGGGCATCGGCCGCTATGACGTGACGGTCGAAGTGGGCCCGAATTACGAGACGCGCCGTCAGGAGGCGTTCAACGCGCTGACACAGATCATGGGCCAGGACCAGCAGTTGATGAAGGTGGCCGGCGATCTGCTGTTCAAGGCGGCCGACTTCCCGATGGCCGACGAGGTGGCCGAGCGTCTGCACCGCACGATTCCGCCGCAGATCCTCGGCGAGGGGCCGTCGCCGCAAGAGCAGGACATGCAGCAGAAGATGGCGCAGATGGGTCAGATGATCGAGCACCTGACGACGCTGCTCCAGCAGGCTCGCCAGGGCCGCGAGCAGCAGGAGGTCGAGATCAAGGCCTACGACGCCGAGACGAAGCGCCTGCAGGCTCTCGGCCAGCCACTCGACCCGCAGGTCGTCGCGCACCTCGCAACCCAGGTCGTCATGCAGATGATGCAGCAGGGCATGCCGACCGGGGCTGACACGCCACCACCCGATCCCGCTGCTGCCCCGCAATCCCAACCGAACCCGCCGAGTGCGGGTTTTTTAACGCCCGCACCGTAAGGACAGTGACATGAGCTACCTCGGCATTCTCCAGGACCTCGGGTCCACGGCCCCGATCCAGGGCATCTATCGCGTCACGCAGACGCTCACGCCGGCACAGGTTGCCGCGAACACGAGCGCCGAGCAGACGTTCACGGTACCTGGCCTGCAGGTCGGCGACTCGATCGACGTGAACAAGCCGTCGCACCAGGTCGGTTTGTCGATCGGCAATGTGCGCGTCTCCGCGGCGAACACGCTGGCGATTCAGTACGTGAACACGACGGCGAGCGCCATCACGCCGGCTACCGAGCAATACATCATCGGCGGCCAGCGCTAACGCCTGACCGTCACGCTTCCCACAGGCCCGCATCCGAGAGGAGCGGGCCTTTTTCATTCCGTACCGGCGCGGCATCACCGGGCAAACATCTCTTGGACACGTCCATGCAAACCACCGACGACGCAGCACCTGATGTAACCGCCGCCACGCCGGCGACGGGGACTCCCGAAACGGCGCATGAGCCCGCACAAACCAGCACGGCACCGGGCACCGGGCAACCCGCAGCAGTACCGGCCGAACCGCAGCAGCAACCCAAGAACGATTGGGTGCAGCGGCGCATCGACCAGCTGACGCGGGAGAAGCATGAGGAACGTCGGCAACGCGAGGCCTTGGAGTCACGTCTTCGCGAGTTGCAGCCGCCGCCGGCCACTCCTGCAACCGGCTCCGCTCCGGCGCCGGTGACTGCCGACCAGATCCGCGAAGAGGCACGGCGAATGGTCGAGCAGGAGAAGTTCGACGCGGCATGCACACGCGTGTTCGAGGCTGGTAAGGCCGAGTACGGCGCCGATTGGGATCAGTCACTTGCGACCCTGGGTTTGGTGGGCAACATGTCCAACGAATTCTTGGATGCCGTGACATCGATGGAAGCGGGTCACAAGGTGCTCCAGCACCTCGGCCAGAACCCCGATGCCGCCGAACGTCTGCTGTCCCTCCCTCCGCTTCGCATGGTGCTTGAGCTGGCTCGTCTGGAATCGACGGTCGGCCAAGCGAAAACCCTTCCCCCTGTCTCGCAAGCGCCCGCGCCGATCAACCCTGTTGGTGGCAGGTCCGCCCCCGTCGAACCCGAGGAATACGCGACGACGGCGGACTACATTGCGGCGCGCAAGCGGGCCCGTAATAACCGCTCATGAGGTCGTAAATGGCAAACAATCTTCTCACTCCGGTGAAGATCCTCGACGAGTCGCTGATGATTCTCGAGAACAACCTGGCGTTCACCTCGCGCTCGAATCGCGACTACTCGGACGAGTTCGCTCAGTCCGGTGCGAAGGTGGGCGCGACGGTCAACGCGCGCAAGCCGAACCGGTTCGTCGGTACCACCGGCCCGAACCTGAACATCGAGGGCGTGAACGAAAACTCGGTGCCGGTCACCCTGACGACGCAGTTCCACGTCGACTTCACTTTCAGCTCGCAGGAGCTCACGCTGATCGTGGACGAGTTCGCGGACCGCTATCTCAAGCCGGCCATGGCGACCATCGCCAACAAGATCGATTTCGACGGTCTCGGCTTGGCCGCGAACGTGGCGAACAACGTCGGGACGGCCGGCACCGTGCCGAACGATATCTCGGTGCTGCTCAACGCCGGCGCGAAGCTCGACAACGAGGCCGCACCGCGAGACGGCATGCGCCAGGCGGTGTGGGATCCGACCACCAACGCGTCGATGGTCAAGTCGGCAGCCGGCCTGTACAACCCGGGCCCGGCGATCGGCGAGCAGTACGAAAGCGGCATCTTCAGGCCCGCAAGCCTGGGTCTCGATATCGGCATGGACCAGAACGTCAACGTATTCACCGCGGGCACGCGCACGAACGGCACCGTGTCGGGCGCCGGCCAGACCGGCAGCACCCTGGTGGTGACGGGCCTGGGCGCCGGTGGGACGGTCGCGAAGGGTGACACCTTCACGCTCGGCGGCGTCTTCGCGGTGAACCCGCAGAACCGCCAGTCGGTCGGCTACCTCCGGCAGTTCACCGTGCTGGCGGCGGCCACTGCCGATGGCTCGGGCAACGCCACGCTGTCGATCTTCCCGCCCATCAACACCGCCGCGTCGAACCAGCAGTACCAGACCGTCACGGCCGGGCCGGCGAACGCGGCGCCGTTGACGTGGGACGTCGCTGCGTCGACGCAGTACAGCGCCAATTTGGCCTACCACCGCAACGCCTTCACGCTGGCTACGGCCGACCTGGAGGATGTCAGCAAGTTCGGTGCGTGGGGCGCTCGCCGCGTCCACAAGGGCATCTCCATGCGCATCGCGCGCCAGTATGCGATCGGCTCGGACACCGTGCCGTGCCGGATCGACGTGCTGTATGGCTGGTCGGCGATCTATCCGGAGCTCGCGTGCCGGATTCTGCGCTGATGGGCATGCTGCTGTCGCAATCGATCCCCGCTTCGGCGGGGATTTGTTCTTCTGGAGGGACCATGTTCCAAGAATTCCCGATGTGGGTGACGAGCGAAGACGGCGAGTCGCGCCTGGTCGAGACCGAGGCGGCGTTCGCGGCGCTGGGCGATGGATGGAAGAAGCCCGAGCGTGCGCAGGCCGTGCCGCGCGAGAAGCAGCCCGATTTCGCTGAGTATCCGAAGTGGGTGGCCGGCGCGATCGTCCATTCGGCAGCGGCAGAGGCCGCGCTCTCGCCGTCGGCCAGTGCGGGCGAGGACGCACCGCAACCGGGTGAGGACGAGCGGACCGTGCTGCTCCAGATCGCCGAGGAGAAGGGGCTGAAGGTCGACAAGCGCTGGTCGAACGAGAAGATCCGGAACGCGTTGGAGGCTGCGTGACCACCGCGGTGGACCTGATCACGCTCGCGCTGAAGGATATCGGCGCGCTCGGGGTGGGGCAGCCGATCTCGCCCGAGGACACGATGGACGCGCTGGCGACGCTCAACATGATGCTCGGCCAGTGGCAGGGCGAGCGCCTGAGCGTCTACCACCTGGTCGACACGGCCATCCAGTCGACGGGCGCGCAGTCGTACACGTTGGGCATGGGCGGCGATTTCAACGTGCCATGGGTCTACACGATCAACGCCGCCTACGCGCGCCTGAGCAATGGCACCGCCAACCCGATCGACTACGACCTCACCATCATCAAGGCGCGTGAGGAATATGCGCGCATTGCGCTCAAGCAGCTCGCCTCCTTCCCGTCGTTCGCGTTCTACGACTCGGCGTGGCCGCTCGGCAACCTGATCATGTATCCGGTGCCGAACAACACGTTCGAACTGCACATCGTGACGATGCAGCAACTGCCGCAGTTCGCGACCCCGGCGGATGACGTCAATCTGCCGCCCGATTACATGGCCGCGATCCGCTACGGTCTCGCCTGCTATGCCGCGCCGTCGTACCAGCTCGAACCGACGGCGGCGCTTGTGCGTCTCGCGATGAACGCGAAACGGGTGGTGAAGCGCATGAATGTGCAGATCCAGTCGATGCGCATGCCGCGGGGCCTGATGTCGAAGCAGCGCTACAACATCTACTCGGATCGGCCCTACTGATGCGCGTGCCCCTCACCCTTGGCGCCTACGCCACGAAAAGCCTGATCGCCGAGGCGCAGCGATGCGTCAATCTGTTCGGCGAGCAGAACCCGAAGGACGCACCGGTTCCGTTCACCTACTACCCGACGCCGGGCCTCACGCTTGTTTCGACGCCGCCGGTGCCGGGCGAGTCGCGTGGGATCTATACCGCGACAACCGGCAAGCGCTACGAGGTGGTGGGGTCGACGGTCTACTACGTGGACGCCGGGAACACTTACAAAAAGCTCGGGACACTGAATTCCATCAGCGGCCCGGTGTCGATGGTCGACAACACGTTCCACGTCTTCATCGTGGACGGGACGCCTACGGGCTTCACGATCGACATGTCGACGAATACGCTTGCACAGTGCACGGATCCAGCGTTCTACGGCGCCGACAAGGTCGATTACGTCGACGGGTATTTCGTGTTCAACAAGCCCGAAACACAGCAGTTCTATATCTCGCGCTATGCCGATATCACGTTCGACTCGCTCGATATCGCATCGAAGTCCACGTACTCGGACAACTTGGTGACGCTCGCCGTCATGCATCGCGAGATCTGGCTGTTCGGCGAGGTGACCACCGAGGTTTGGTACAACACCGGCGCCTCGGACTTCACGTTCGGCCGCTTGCCTGGCGTCTATATCGAGCACGGATGCGCTGCAAAGCACTCGGTCGCGAAGATCGACCTGGCGCTGTTCTGGCTCGGCAAAGACCTGCAGGGGCAGGCCGTGGTGTTCGCCGGCCGGAATTACGAGGCCGTGCGCATCTCGACTCACGCGCTCGAGCAGGAGATGAGCGGCTACGCGGCGATCAACGACGCGATCGGCTTCTCCTACATGCAGAACGGCCACGCCTTCTACATGCTGACGTTCCCGACGGCCAACAAGACGTGGGGCTACGACATCACCACAGAGCAGTGGCACCAGCGCGCGTTCTTGATGCCGGACGGTACGCTCACGCGACACCGCATGAACTGCCATTCCGTCAATGCCGGCCGCAACCTCGTGGGCGACTGGCAGACGGGCGCCGTCTACGCGCTCGATCCGAACTCATATACCGACAACGGGCAGCCGATCCAGCGCATCCGGTCTTTCCCGCACCTCGCTGGCTCGGACGGCAACCGCGTGCTGTTCCGGCAGTTCATCGCGGACATGCAGGTCGGCGCGGGTATGCCGGACAACGCCAGGGATCCGCTGTTGAGCCTGCGATGGTCCGATGACCGCGGTGCGACGTGGGGCAATCGCGTCACGGCCTCGATGGGACGCCGCGGTGAATTCCGCACTTCCATCCAGTATCAGCGGCTCGGCTACGCGCGTGATCGCGTGTTCGAACTGTCATGGTCCGAGCCGGTCGCGACCGCCTTGAATGGAGCCTGGATCGATGTTTCGAGGGCACGCACATGAGCACGCCGAACAACTCCCCATCGCTCAACGCCAATATCCCGCCGCCGAACGTGCCATTCATCGACGGCACCGGGCGCGTCAATTCCGTATGGTGGATGTTTCTGCTGCAGTTGTTCCGTCGATCCGGCGACCAGTCGGGCGGAGACGGGCAGATCACGATCGGCGACATCCTGAGCCTGGAAGCCGACATCCCCCTGCCGGTCGATATCGCCGCTCAGGTCGCGCAGTTGAGCACGGCCCTTGGGCAAGCGTTTGCCGCGATCGCGGTGCTGCAGCAGTCGATTCCCGGCTTCGGTGAGGTATTCGCGCAGACGGCGCCGAGCGGCCTCGCTGAGCAGGTTTTCGCAACCCCATCCGGCATCGAATCGATGGCCGACATGACCTTTGCGAGGGTGTGATGCCGATCACCGATGCCCTCGCCGAGATGGTTTTCCCGCCGGCTGGCGATTCGAGCGGCGCGCAGTCAGCCGCATCGCTGACGCCGACCGCTTCGCCGTTCAAGTACGTGGCTACGTCGCGCCAGGCCCTACATGTCACGGGCGGCGTGATCAATACCGTGTCCTATGCGCGCGGATCGCTGCTGCTCGCTCTCGCGGTCGCCACGGGGGGCCAGCTCATCGAAATGAACACCGGCGACGCCGTGACGATCACATATGCCACGGCGCCAACCCTCACCATCATCCCGAGGTAACCATGCAACGAATTCCCAAGGCTATCCCGCCCGCGCAGTTGGGAACGGCCGCGGCGCCGCTCTACACCGCGCCGTCGAGCACTACGGCCACCGTCAATAATTTCTCGCTGACCAACACGACGGGCAGCCCGGTTCCGGTGACGCTCTACGTGGTGCCGAGCGGCGGCGTTGCTGGCGCGGCGAACACGATCCTGTCGGCCTTCTCGCTTTCGGCCGGTCAGTCCTATGTGCCGTCGCAGACCATCGGCCTGCAGCTCGCGCCGGGCTCGTCGCTCCAGGCCCTTGCTGGCACCGCAACGGCGGTGACGGCCGCCGGCGGCGTCTACGAGACTTCGGGGAGCTGACATGCGCAACTTCCAGAAGATTGCCGAAGGCGCGAACGTCGTGCCGCTGCTCAACGCTCTGTATCGCAAGCCTGAACTCTGGCTGGCCGATGACTTTCTCCGGAAGTTCCCACAGGGGCCGTTCGGGGAAACGGACACCGTCTACCTGCGCTTTCAGGATCATGTGCCGGTCGAGACCGAGGCGGATCTCGAGCTGTATCAGCAGAACCGCCTCGCCGGCCACGATCTCCATGAATGCCCGTGGCGGCCGGAGATCGACGCGTTGCCAGAGGCGCGCGCGCACATCATGGCGCTCGTCACGGCGCTGGGCGCGACGCGGCTCGGTCGCTGCATGATCAACCGCGTCAAGGCTGGCGGCCGCATTTTCCCGCATGCCGACTCGCACTGGCATGCCTCCTATTGGGACCGCTATCACCTGGTGCTCCAGTCCGAGCCCGGGAACGTCTTCAGGTGCGGCGACGAACAGGTGTGGATGCGCCAGGGCGAGATTTGGTGGTTCCAGAATGCGATCGAGCACGAGGTGACGAACAACAGCGCCGACGATCGAATCCACCTCATCATGGATCTGAGGTTCGCATGATCACGTTCAACATCGAGCGCTTTTCCGAGGTCTATGGGGAAATGCTGCCGCGGCTGCATGAGCACTACGGCGAGATCTCCACGCACAAGGATCACGGCGTGCCGCTCGACCCGCAGGTCGAGGCTTATCGCGCGCGCGAGGCCGACGGCACGCTGCTGATGGTGATCGGCCGCAGCGAAGGTGAGATCGTTGCCTACTTCGTCGGTTTCGTTGCGCCGGCGCTCCATTACCGCTCGTGCTTGACCTGCACCCCCGACATCTTCTTCGTGGAGCAGACGCGTCGCGGCGCGATGATCGGTGCGCAGATGTTCCGATTCGTGGAGCAGGAGCTGCGTCGACGTGGCGTGAAGCGCTGGGCAGTGGGCTGCAAGGTGGCGCACGATGCCAGCGCGCTGTTTCGCCATCTCGACTTCGAGCCGGTCGAAATGACGTTCGAGAAATGGCTGTGAGGGGATCGATATGGTCGCAGCAGCAATCGGTGTAGGCGCGGCAACCGGGCTTGCCGGTGCCGCGGTGAGTTCCAGCGCGGCCACCAGCGCGGCAGACACACAAGCGGACGCCGCGAACCGGGCGGCCGACCTCCAGAACCAGCAGTGGCAACAGACCCAGGCCAATCTCAAGCCGTATCTGCAGCTGGGAACATCGGCCATCAGTCCGCTGCTGGGCGCGATGGGCTACAACGTCACGCAGAACGGGGACGGCACCTATTCGTTCAATGGTACGAATCCCAACAATCCGTTGCAGCAGACGTTCAGCTACGGAGCCTTCACGGCGCCGACGGCGGCGCAGGCTCAGGCCACGCCGGGCTATCAGTTCACGTTGGATCAGGGCCTGAAGTCGGTCCAGAACAGTGCCGCGGCGCGTGGCCTCGGCACCTCCGGCGCGGCGCTCAAGGGCGCCTCGAACTATGCGACCGGCCTGGCCGACTCGACCTATAACGACGTGTTCAATCGCGCGCTGAGCGCCTACAACGCCAACTTCGGCACGGCGCAGGGGGTATTCAACACGAACTACAACACGGCGGCGAACAACGTCAATCGCCTGACGGGACTCGTGAACAGCGGACAGAATGCTGCCGCGACGAACGGCTCGCTCGGCGCGGCGACGACGGGAAACATCGGCAACACGCTGACGAGCGGGGCCAATGCGATCGCCTCGGGGACAGTCGGATCGTCGAATGCACTGACCAATGCGCTCGGCGGCATCGGAAGCAACGCGCTGACCTATGGCCTGCTCACCAACAACGCTGGCGGTAGCGGAGCTATCGGCATCGCGGGGTGGACCCCGCCGGGTAGTTAAGGGAGAAACGAATGGCACTCGACACCTCGATCCCGCTTCAGGCCAAAGCCCCAACCAGCAATCCCCTGCAGACCGCGTTGCAGGTTGCACAGTTTCGGATGGCGAACGCGCAGGGCAATGCGCTCCAGCAGCAGATCGGCGCAAACCAGGCCGTGTCGCAAGCGATCCAGGCGCACACGGACGCTCAAGGGGCGACTGACTGGAACGCCGTGAAGGGCGACCTTGCAGCCAACCCGGCCGGCGCATACAACCTCCCGGCGCTGACGAAAAGCCTGATCGACAACCAGCAGGCGCAGACCACGCTTCAGACCGGACAGCTCGAGCAATCGATCAAAGCGCAGTCGGGTTTGCGGCAGGGCCTGGGCAGCTTGCTCGCGAAGCCGGATCTTTCGCCGAACGACGTCATCAACTTCGCGGGCACGCAGCTGCAGGCCGGCGCGATCACGCCGCAGGTGTATCAGGCGGAATTGCAGTCCATGCCGCAGGATCCGCAAGCGTTGCGCGGGTGGGTGCAGCAGCATTACATGTCCGCGCTGAGTGGCGAGACGCAGCTCAACGCAATGATGCCGAAGTACGCGCAGATCAACACCGGCCCGGCCACGGTGGCCGTCAACCAGAATCCGCTTGCGGCGGGCGGCGGCGTCGGCACGGTCGGATACACCGTGCAGAACGGCCTCTCGCCGAGCGACGCGCTTTCGCAAGGCATCACGATCAACCAGAACGGCCAGCCGACGACGTACACGAAAGGGCAGATGGCCGGCGGCCAGGTTCCGCAACAGCCGGGCGGCGGCTACGCCACCGGCGCGCCGCTCGGCGCCGGCGATATCGCCTCGGGCGCTGCGACCCGCTACAACACGCTGCAGACGGCCGCGGCGCAGGCCAAGCCGATGATGCAGACCTACGATCTCGCGAGCCAGGCGCTGAATGGCGCGATCACTGCCGGGAAGGGCGCCGCGCCGATCGCTAACGCCGGTGGCGTCGTGCAGACACTGGCGAATGCCGTCGGGCTCGGCGGCAAGGTCACGGGTGACAGCGTGAAGGACTACCAGTTGCTGACGAGCTACCTGAACAGCGCGGCAGACCAGGCGGCGCAGTCGCTCGGCCTGTCGGGCAGCGATGCGCGCGTGGCCGCGGCCAAGGCTGGTCAGCCCGACCCGAGCAACATGAACCTGCCGGCTCTGCAGGAATCGATCGCTCACGCGCGCGGTCTGCAACAAGCACTGCTCGACCGCCAGCAGGCTGCCACCACTTTCCTCGGCCAGAACGGGAACAACACCAGCCAACTGCCGCAGTTCGAGGCGAAGTGGAATCAGGCGTTTAATCCGGACGTGTCCTACATCCGCTCGCTGCCTGATCCGCAAGCCCAGCAGGCAGCCATGCAGAAGCTGCAGGCCGAGGGCAAGCTGCAGTCTTGGGTGCAGGACTATCAGGCCATGAAGGCGCTGGGGGCATTCTGATGGCCGACATTCTCGGTTTCGTCCAGCAATACGCGCCGGTGGCCGCCGCCGTCGGCCAGCGTATCGGTGTCTCACCGGACGTGCTGCTCGGACAGTGGGGCCTCGAAACGGGGTGGGGAAAGTCGGTGGTCCCCGGCACCAACAATCTCGGCAACATCAAGGGCCCCGGGGTCGCGGCGACCGACAACCAGACGGGCAGCACGGACCAGTATCGAGCGTATGCCACGCCGGCCGCTTTCGGTAGCGACTTCGCGAACCTGATCACCGGCCGCTACCAGGGTGCGCTCGGCACCGGCTCGGATGCGGCGGCCTACGGTAAGGCGCTCCAGTCCGGCGGCTACGCCGAGGATTCGAAGTATGCGAGCAAGCTGTCCGGCGCTGTCGATATGGTGAGGAAGTTCGGGAGCGCGATCGCATCCGCGCTTTCCGGCAGCGCGAGCGCCGCGGAACTGACGCCGGCCCAGCAGGGGGCGGCGCCGGTTATCTCGCCGACCGGGCAGCAGATCAACCCAGCATCCCCGGGCGCGACCTCGGCGGCACCGGGGTCTTCCGGTGCACCCGCATCGCCCGGTTCGAGTGGTGATCCGCTTCTGGACATGGCGAGCGGAGTGATGTCGGGCAAGCCGGTCGCAACTGCAGCCGCGACGCCAGCTCAACCGGCAGCTGCGGGGGCTATGCCGCCGACCAGCTCGCCGACGGCGCCCGGCGCGGTCCCGGCAGCACCGGGTGATGATCCGCTGCTCGCCATGGCAAACAGTGTGATGTCGTCGAAGACGGGCGCCGCGGCGCCGGCGGCTGCCGCATCTGCACCGGCTTCTTCGGCACCGCCAGCCGCCGCATCCTGGCCTGGCGGCGAGCTCGGCCGCCAACTTGGCCTGACAGCGCGTGCGGCCGGGCACGGGATTGCCGATGCGGTGGATCTGGTCGGCGCGCCGCTGAACGCGACGATCAATACGCTGTTCGGTGCGCACCTCCACAATCCCGGTGACGCGATCCGGAGCGCTACCGATGCCGTCACGCCTGCGCCGCAGAACGCCCTCGAACGCATCGTTAATGCCGGTGCGGCCGGAATGGTCGGCGCCGGGCCGCTCGCGAAAGCCGGAACTCTTGTGGCCAATGTTGCGAACCCAATCGTCCGAGCGATCGGCGCCGAGTTGGCGGCAGCACCTGGCTCTCAGATCATCGGTGGCGCGACGAGCGCAATGTCCAGCCAAGCGGCGGCGCAGGCCGGCGCAAACCCGCTCGTGCAGATGCTGGCCGGCGCTGCAGGCGGTGGGGCTGGCTTTGCCGGCGCGCGCGGGGTAGGCGCTGGTGTGGATCGCGCGCTGGCAGCGGCCGGGCAGGCCGGCGAGATGCCGATCGCGGCGCGCGTCGAGCCGAGCCTGGCGCAGCCAGGCGGGGGCGTCGGTGCGGCAACTGCGGCGCCCGAGGCGCAGCCTGGGACGACCTTCTACACGGACGCCCAGGGCAACACGTCGACGACGGCTCCTGCCGGCGCAGGTGGAGGCGGGAGCGCTCCGGTTTCCTCGCTGCGGGGTGTCGGCGCGGCACAGACCGATCTCAACCCGTATGCTGGCCAACTGGCCGGCGAGGAAGCGGCTCGCGGCGGTAGTGCGACTTTTCCACAGGTGAAAGTCGCCAAGGGTTCCGGCGATGTGTCACCGGCCGAGCAGGCCGTGCGGGCGCAGATTGCCAATGAAGTGCTCGGGGCGGATAACGACGCGGTGCGCACCGGCGTGATCACTGGTAACGAGGACACGCTGCGCAGCGAGTACACGAACGCCAAGAGCCCGGATAACACGCCTGCGCAGCTCGTGCTGCGGGATCAGATCGCGCGCGAACAGCAAGCGCTGTCGAACTATGCGCAGGATCGTATTGCAGCGACGGGGGCTAACCCGAACCTGATCAACAACGAGCAACGTGGCCAGGTCATCAACGATGCCTTTTTCGGGCCCGACAGCCTGAACGACTATTTCCAGCAGGCCAAGAACCAGATCTATGACCAGGCCAAGGCTCAGACAGGCGCAAATCCAATTCAGTCCACCCACGTGGATGAACTCTTGAAGGATCCGCAGTTTCTCGCCGAGGCGGAGCGCAACGGACATAGCGGCGTGGTGTCAGGCGTGCAACGTCTGATCGACCTGGCGCGCACTACGGGTTTCCGGGATCCGATCACCGGGGAAACGACGGCGCCGGGCAGCGTTGCGGCCTGGGACGCTGTGCGCAAGTCAAACAACGCCGGTTGGACACCCGACAACGCGCGGACGATTGCCGCAGTGAATCGCGCGATCGACCAAGATGTCGCGGCCGCGGCAGGATCGGAATCGTACAAGCTCGGCGATGCGGTTCACCAAGCACAGAAAACCCTACTGGATGCGCCGGGCATCGCCAAAGTTTTCGGAGATGCGGACGCCAACGGTATCAAGGGCGGTGTCGCGCTCGAGAAGCTTCCGCAGAAACTGAACAACATGCCTCTCGACCAGTGGCGGCACGTGTACAACACCCTCGACGACTTGTCGCGAGGCCAGATCCGTGGCGCACCTGACGGCATGCCGCCCGTTCCACAGGAATTACAGCAGTTGGCCGCTGCCGCTCGCAACGAGATGACGGGCTCTCTCGCGCGGGAAGTGTACGAGCAGGGCGCTGGGAAGGTAGGGGCATGGAACCAGAACAGTGCCAACAAGACTCTGAATTCTGTGATCGGGCAGAAAATCGTCGAAACGTTTCCACCTGACGAGGTTCAGCGCTTCCACGCGCTGAACTATGCGGGGCAAATCATGCCTGGCGTGCATTCATATGAGGGCGCAGCACTTCAAAAGTCCAGGCTCGATAAGCCCGGGTTCATTGAAAAGTATGCACCCGGGACCGCCTATATCGCTGGTGCGAAGGTTGGCGGTCCGATTGGCGGGTGGGTATCGGAGAAGACAGCAAATCTGCTGACCAGTAACTTACGAGAAAAGCGGCTAACAGCGCGCGGCAACCAATTGCTGGATGCGATGAAAGCGAATTCGAACCTTGGGAAAAACTAGCGGACCTGGGAGGCGAACGGCTCCAGCCCAAAAAACAGCAATGCACCCGCAACTATCCCGAAGGTCGGATTGATGGAAAAGGCGATAACGGTCAGCGTACCTTTGACCGTCCACTTCACGATCTTCTTCAGCTTGATCACGTAGTCCCCCGAACCCCGCTCCGTGCGGGGTTTTTTGATTATAGGCCACCTCCGGGTGGCCTTTTTGTTTTGGAGCGGCAATGGCATCCATCCTTCCGAACGGACGGGTTCAGTTCATCGATCAGAACGGAAAGCCCCTGGTGGCAGGGTCCGTTACGTTCTACGAAGCAGGGACTACGACGAAAAAGGATACGTATCAGGATCCGGCCATGACCGAGCCTAATACGAATCCGGTTGTACTCGACTCTCGCGGGCAAGCAACGATCTGGGGCAGCGGGACGTATCGACAAATCGTGCAAGACGTATCCGGCGTGACGATTTGGGACCAGGTCGTTTCCTCGTCCGCATCCGCAGATGACCTCGCTGGCACGGATGGCGCAGGCATGATCGGGTTGCCCGATGGCACGACGTTGGCTCAGGCAGTGAAATCGGGGTTGAACAAGAACGTCACTTCGATCGCGATGCTTCGCACGCTTTCGTCGTTGATTTTCACGATGGCGTTTGCCACCGGCTACTACGCGTCGCACGACGGTGGCGGCGGCGCGTATCAACTCGATCCGAACGACACGTCGAGCCTCGACAACGGAGGCACCGTCATCGTCGCCAATGATGGTGGCCGATGGAAACTGCAACTGATCGATACGGTGTCGATCATGCAGTTCGGTGCGCGCCGTGGCGAAGTGGCTGATGGGGTCGACGTCGGCGACAACACCACACGCATTCAATCGTGCTTGAACTGTGGTCTCGCGATGTGGGAGGTGCCCGAGGGGCGGTTCGTGCATAGCGACCTCGTGATTCCTCAGGTGACGAACCATGTGTTGTTCGGATCCGGGCCGGCGAGCACTTTCGTGCAGACAGGTGGCGGTCTGCACTACCCGAGCATGGAAACGAATTGCTTCAATTCGCACGGCACGATTCGCAATCTGAATTTCGATGGAACGGCCGGGACGGCAAACACGCTCGACACGACCTATTGCCAAACGCTCGACATCATCGACACGTCGTTCAACAACACGCCGGCGACCTTCAGTTCGCTGAAACTCGACGGCAACCCGACCTCGGGAACCTATGCGCACGACGTGCGCGTGATGAACATACGGATCTACTCGACGACGGCTGGGAATGCTGGGATCGCGCTTGGTGCGTGGCATTCCGATTCGTCGATTGATCACTTCCAGATGGACGGCACGTTTCAGGTCAATTACTGCCTGTTTGCTGAGATCAACGCCCAGACCACTTACGTGTCGAACTCGCACCCGTACAACGCGAAGATCAACGTGGTGCGATTGGACGGCAACAATACGCACTTCCGTTGGACGAACGTCACCTTCGATAACGCGTTACAGCACACGTTTTACCAGCTCAATTCAGTGAACGGCCAGTTTTCGAACTGCTATTTCCAGAGCACAAACGTGGGCTGGTGCGCCGTCATCCTCGACCATTCGTTCAACAATAACTTCACGAACATCAAGTTCGAGTCTCCGTTCGGCGTTGCGAACACCTGCTTCCAAGAACTCAACGGGTCCGACGGGAACAAGCTGGTCGTATGGCAAATCGACGATCCCGCCCATTGGACCGCGTTGGTCAACCTTACCGGCGGCAACAGCGTGGCGAAAGGCTGCGAGTTCTACGGCAAGTTCGACACGGTCTATCCGCTCGCTGGCGTAGCAAAGGCCGCGCAGGCGCCAAACACTGCACTCGATTACGGCGCGAATGGCGGCGTCGGCGGCCTGACGAACGAAGGGTGGTGCACGCCGCTCGACGGCGTAATTCGGCGTCTCGTCGTGTTCTTCGACAACGCGCCGGCGTCGGGTCAGACCTTCACATTCAACCTGCGGAAGAACGGTGTGGCCATCGCGGGCGCGATCGTACCGGCCGGTCAGTTCGGCGCGACGATCGAACCGAGCCCGCCGACGGCAGTTCTCGCTGGCGATCAGATCAGCGTTCAGTCCGTGTTCTCTCCTGGCGCCAATTCGGCATCGCCACGGTATTCCGTTGTCTTGATCGGTTGAGGTCGATACATGAACACACCCCCCACAGGCGGTAAGCGGATCCTGGACATGACGGTCAACGTGCAGTCGCTCGTTATGGCGATCTTGGGCGGCGTCATCTCGATCGTATTGGCCTATTTCGCAGTGATTTCTCGCGTCGACAAGATCGAGGCGCATGCGCAGGCTCAGGACGACCGGATGACGCGTATCGAGCAGACGCAGATCCAGCAGAAGTCGGACACGAACCAGCAGCTACGCGATATCAGCAGCGACGTGAGCTACATCCGCAACTACTTGCTCAACAACGCGGCTGGCAACCGCAGCGATACCCGGAGGTGGTCGAAGTGAAAATTCGTCTCGTCGAAGATTGGAAAGAGGCGTGGAAGTGGAGCGAGATGAGGCTGCTGGCGGCCGGCGCCGCAGTTCTGGCCGCTATGCCGCACCTGTTCTCCCTCCTGTCGGACAACTGGCCGTCGGTGGCGCCCTGGGTGATGACCTATTTCCCGAAGGCGCCGGCCACGATTGTTCCAGTGATCGGCCTGGTGATCACGATGATTGCCCGGGTGCTGGAGGTGAGCCGCCATGATCAGTGACCTGATCGCCGCGGTGCTGGCGCTGTTTCGGCGCCCGGCTGTGCGGCCCACATCGCCCGAGGCGAGCCCCCCGGTGCCACCCGGCGCCCCGGCGCATCCGGATGCCGTAGAGCTCGTGCAGCCGCCGGTGCGCCAGGTGCCGCCGGACCTCTTGCCACCCGCGCCACCAATGCAAATATCCCAGCCGAAAACCCAAGTCCAGCACGGCGCTGCACCGGCGCCGGTGCTCGACTGGCTCGCTATCTGCCGCCCGCTGTCCCAGCACTTCGAGAACTGCTACCTGACCGCCTATCCGGATCCGGCCTCGCCGCTCGGCAAAGCGCTCCAGGCGCGCGGGATCTGGTATCGGGTGCTGGGCGGCATGCCGATCCCCGCCGATCCCGCACTGCGCGCTCTGTCCGGCACACCGTGGACGTGCGGCTGGGGTTCAACCGGGCCTGACGTGCGCGAAGGCACCACGTGGACGCAGGCCACCGCCGACGCGCGCCACGATGCGAATCTTGAGGCGGCGGCAGAACTGGTCGATCGCGCCGTCACCGTGGCGCTGGCGCCGCACGAAAAGGCCGCCATGGTCAGCATCATGAACAACGTCGGGCCAGGTCGAGCGCGGGCCGCCAGCGACTCCGGCCACGACGGCATCGTGGTGTTGGCGAACGGCGAGCCGTCGACGCTGCTGCGCATGCTCAACGCCGGCGCACGCCTCGCAGCCGCGGACCAGTTCCTCGTCTGGAACCGAGCCGGCGGGGTGGTGAGCGATGGCCTGAAGCGGCGGCGCGCTGCGGAAAGGGATCTTTTTCTGACTGGTGAATGGAGCTGATATGCGAACCCTTGCAGACGACCATCCGATCGCTGTTGTGATGTCTGTTAACCGCAATGCCGAACGCTTCTTCGCGCGCGAGCTGCGGCGCATCGAGATCGAGTACCACGAGAACGAAAAGCGCAAGCGAGGAATCAAGCCCCAAAAGAAGCGCGACAGTCCCGCCAAGCGCATCGCTGAACGGCAGCGCCTCAGGAACCTTGCAGCGAAGGGGGACCGCAAATGATCGCCGCCTTCCTTGCCGCGCATGCTGGTGCGCTGATCGGTTTGATTGCCGGTGCGGCCGGCATCATCTTCGGCCTGTTCCGCCACCAGCAGGCCAAAGCGACGACAGCCGCGGCCGATCAGAAGGTGGCCGAGGCGCAGGCGCAAGTCGCGAAGCAGCAGACGGCCGACGCCCAAGCCAACACCACCGCTGCACAGGCTGGCAGTGACGCCACCGCGGCGCGCACTGCGACCGAGAGCGTCGTATCAGGCATGTCAACCGAAGAGGTGAAAGATGCGCTTGACCCTTGGACTCGCCGTTAGCGTATTGGCGCTGGCAGGATGCCCAGCGCCAGTGCAGCAGCCCCCGCAGGTGGAGACGCGCACGAAGGTAATCGATACGGCCTGCAGTTGGACGAAACCGATCTACCTCGACAAGGCAGACGTGCTGACTGATGCCACCGCGCGGGCCATCCTCGAGCACAACCAGACGGGCGCGAAGAATTGCGGCTGGAAGCCTCTGACGCCCTCGAAATAACCGGAGTTCCTGATGACTACCACCAATATGCCTGCGATCAACATGCAAGATTCGGGCTCTTCTACGGGGGCGCGCTCCCTCGGTACTTCGATCAGCGTTGCGAGCGCCCCGCAGGTCGGAGACGACTTCGTGGGCTCGACGATTCCAGATGGCGCCACGCTAGAGAATGTGACGGTGTCGATCGGCGGTATCGATGGGGCGAATGAGCCCACGTTCAAGTATGCCGTGACGTGCGACGGACTGCCGGTGATCTCGGAAGGCGGTGTCGGTTACGTGATGGCTTCGGTCCTGGGCTTTGGCCCGACGCGAATGTCGGGGCCCGTGACGTTGACCGTGACCAAGGCGCCAGCTAACTTCACCGCCGGCTCGATCACGCTGATGGTCTACTTCACGCCGGCAGCGAGTTGACGGGTAATACTTAACTTACACAAGACTGGGTTGGCGTAATGTGGGGGAGCGGAGGCTTCATATAAAGAAGGTGGTGCACCCCTGTTGCAATAAAATCATGGCTTGAGATGCTCAAATGGATCTCCATAGGTCCAAAACACTCCCCCCTTATTCGCGTCGGATGGTTTTGGCGCAAACAAAGCACTGCGCATCGACAGATCGACCTCCACATGCTCTCCGTGAACAGCAAAATGATAAAGCTGCAGCGCCAAGAATTGGGCTCCCACGGCATTCAGGGTAGCTTCCAGCGTTGCACGTTGAAAGTGCGTGTGTCGCTCGTGCTTGAGCTTGTTATAGCTTTTGCTCCACCAATCAGGACGTTGTCTCGTTGTCCAATCCTTCCATGGGCATAAGGTGAGCTGGTAACGAGGGATTGCTACCTCACATTTTGTTAGAAGTGGATACTTACCCGTCAGAATTGGATGATAGTGGGTGATCGAATCTGCTTTTGAAGAGGGGCTTAGGAATTTGCAAAGCTCTTGCCAAATTGAATCTACTTCTCCTGCGGCGAGCAGGATCAGCTTGGAGAATTCATTTGAGTAGCACGAGAAATTTTCGGGGGAAAACTCTACGTATCGAGAGCAAGAAACAAGTTCTGCCTCAACTGCTAAAAAATAATTCCAATGTTTAGGTGATCTGGGCATGGGTATTTCGGGGATGTGTCTGTCGAATGTTTGGAGAGTCCATGAGGCAGTGCGACTGTTGATGAGCGCCGTTCTCTTTACCTCGACTTTTGCTCGAATTCAATGATCGCTCGCAGTTCATCTGACGTGAACCGTCCCTCAAGTATGACCTTGCTGCGATACCAATGTGGGCAATTTCGCAGGTCGTCCCAATCGACGTAGCCTTCGGCTTGGCTGAGAATTGCGCGTGCGGTCTGCTCGTCCATAGTGGTCTCGTTATTGTTTGCTGATTTCGTCCAGGTGGTCTGCCCAGTGCTGCATCATCCTGCGGCGCTCGGGAAGGTACTCGGCGTGAACGTAGGCCGCGGTAACCTGATTGCGCTCCGCATGCGCCAGTTGCCGATCAACGACGTCTCGGCTATATCCCAGCTCGCGCAGCACGGTGGCGGCCAGCCCCCGAAATCCGTGGCCGGTCATCCGTGACTTGTAGCCCATCCGGTAGAGGGCGAAGAGCATCGTGTTGTTTGAGATGTGGCTACGGCCCTGGACGCTGTAGAAGATGTAGCGCTTGTCACCGTTGAGGTTGCGCAGCTCGGCCAGTGTCTCGAGCGCCTGGCGCGACAGCGGTACGATGTGCGGATCGCGCATCTTCATCCGCTCGGCCGGGATCCGCCACTCGGCAGCTTTCTCATCGATCTCGGGCCACTCGGCCGTGATCATTTCTTTCGTGCGAACGAACGTCAGCGCCATGAACCGGAGTGCGAGTAGGGTGATGCGATCGCCCGAGTACGCTTCGATGTCGCGCATGAGCTGCGGGATTTCTACGGGCTTGACCCGGGCCATGTGCTGAACCCCGGGCCCTTTCTTCAGCACGGTCTCGGCGTCGATGTCCGCGGCGGGATTACGCGAGCATCGGCCCGTCATGATCCCGTACTGGAAGACTGCTCGGGATCGCTGGAGCACGCGCTTGGCCGTCTCCCGAACGCCGCGCGCCTCGATGGCCCGTAGGATCTCCAGCATCGCCGGCGCCTCGATGTCCCGAATCGGCTTCGTGCCGATCCGCGGGAACACGTCGACCTCCAGCGAATTGATCACCTTGTCGGCATACACCTCGGTCCAGCCGTCTTTCTGAGACTCGAACCACTCGCGGGCGACGGCTTCGAAGGACGAGGAGGCCTCGATCGCCCGGGCGCGCTTGACCTCGCGCTTTTGCTCGGTCGGGTCGGTGCCGGCCGCCAGCAGCTTCCGGGCTGCTAGGCAGGCTTGCCGTGCCTCGGCCAGCGAAACTTCGGGATACACGCCGAACGCTGCGCGCTTCTCCTTCCCGTCGAATCGGTACTTCATCCGCCAATACTTCGAGCCGTTCGGCATCACCTCAAGATACAGCCCTTTGCCGTCCGCCAGGCGATAAGACTTCTCCGCTGGCTTCGCTTTGCGGACCTGCATTTCGGTGAGTGGGGCGGTGCGTGTCGGCAT